ATATTTCTTATTCTTGCATATCTTTTTCTTATCATTCTTCTAATTTTATTTCTGTTTCTTAATGGTTTTCCTTCCTTATTTTTTGGAATTTTCTGTGGAGTTTTATCATCTTTTTTCTTTTTAGAACCAAGTATTCTTTGATATCTTTTGATGCTTCCTTCATATTTCAAAAACTTATCTCTCATATTTATCCCTATTTGACCAAAGTCATTCAGTCCATAATATGACATGAATATCTTTTCCCCAGGGTCTAGCGCGACAACTTTTTCACGATCCTTGGGTCTGTAAACTTTTTCATATATTGGTGTTGAAAATATATACTTTTTTGTAGTTCTATCATAAAACAATCTACAATCACAAGTAATTTTATCCAAATTTAAATTAAGACCTCTAATTTTTTTCATATGTGTCTGATAAAATGAATTTTTCTTCACTGCTTTTTTAGGAATAAATATCGATTGACTGTTTCTGCAACTTTTGAAATTCATTTTAAATTTTTTGATATGTCCTCTTTCAAGATTCGTTTGACATGATTTCAAATTACTACAAAATAGCCTAATTTCATCTCCCAACATTTGATATGCCTCTATTGTTTTATCTCCATATATTTTCTGAAAAATATTTTTCCTTAATTTTGTAAAGTTTAAATCTTTAAAAAAGTCTTTATCTTTCCTATATATTTCAACACATTTGTTGTACACTTTTCTACATTCTTTCATCCAATTTTGAATAATTTTTTTTTGATTTGCTGTTGGATATATTCTGTATTTTTTTGTTATTGTGACTGTATCAATTTTTGATATTTCTTTTTTTATTTTTGTATTTAATGTTTTTATTGCAGTTTGTTTTTTCTTAATATCTTTATATTTTTCATTAATTGATTTTAAATTTTTCTTTTTCTTTTTATTAATATTCTTTTTTACTTTTTCAATATTTGGTATTGCCAAATTAGTAAATTTAAAATTATTTTTATCTTTGGTTTTAAATTTATAACTAGTGATAAATTTATTATTATGTTTCTTCAATCCAAAATCAATACGAGCATCAATCTTTTTATAATTATCATGTGGCAAATTTATTTTTTTAGTAAGTTCATTACAAAACCACTCGGGTGTTTCCATGAATTATTGATATAAACATTTCTTTAAATACTTTTATAATAATAAATAAATAATTATACTTAAAAATAATAAAATATTATAGTTTATAATAAAATGCCAAAATACGTTACAAGAAAAGTTGCGTGTGAATTATTGGGAGTTCACTTTAATACTTTATATAGAATGGCAAGAGATAATGAAATAGAATCAATAAAGATAGGAAAAAATACTCAATATAATATTGATAAATATATGAAAGATAAAGGTGTAATGGAGTCATCTACAAGAAGAAAGATATGTTACTGCAGAGTATCAAGCAATAAGCAAAAAGAAGATTTGAAAAGACAAATAGAATTAATGAAAACAAAATATCCAAATTATGAAATAATAAGTGATATATCAAGTGGTTTAAATTTAAAAAGAGCTGGATTAACAAAAATAATAAATTATGCAATAAAAGGGGAATTAGAAATATTAATAGTAGCATACAAAGATAGACTCGCGCGTTTTGGCTATGATTTGATTGAGGAATTAATTAAAACATATTCAAAAGGAGAAATAGTAGTTATGAATAAGGCAGAAGAAAAAACACCACAGGAAGAAATAACAAAAGACATAATATCAATAATGAATATATATACTGCAAAATTGAATGGGTTAAGGAAATACAAAAAACAAATAGAAGAAGAATTAAAGAAAAATTGAAAGTTAATCTTGGTTGTTACGGATTGTGATAATTTTACTATACCGCCGGATCATAATCACTGTCGTTATTACTATCATCGTGATAAAATGGATCAATATATTCGCAGTACTTTTCTTTAAGTATGCAACAATCAAAGTTTATATTTTCATCAACCAATTTTAACATATTTTCGATTGCATTGTAATCAATATTTTTGAACTCAAGAATTAATCTATCACTACAATTTGATATTATATATCTATCATCACGAATATTTAAGATCCATGATGATTTATCAGTATTAGACATTTTGACTATGATAAATAAAATAATATTATTCAACTATATTACATTTCAATTTTTAAACAATAGTAATTTAACAGCATAGTGTGTCATATGGTTCTGTAAAATAAGTAAGTGTTGATATTTTAATATAATCTTTCAATACATCATGTGTTTTCAAATCATCTAATGTGAAAATCTTATCAGTTCTTAATAGAGCCATCGCATCAACACTTCTTTTGTTCACAATTGTCTGTGACAATTCACCTGTGTCTTTTTTAAAAAAAGCACTTACTTCTTCAAGTTTTTTTGGATCAATCGTCTTACAATTATTTTTTTTCAAAATATTGTTTAATGTTGTTTCACTTATGTAATAAATTTTACAAAGCAATAATTTGATAAGGATGTCAATAAGATTATTCTTATCAATTAAATGATATTCGAAACAGCGTTCATTTATATCTATGGTGAATGAATCTATTTTAGCGTGAATGTAATATGATATGTAATATTTGCTGTTTTGCATTGTTGTATCTCCAATTTCATCATCTATCCGAATAGTAGTTGTCAAATTATTATGAATAGTCGCAATAGGCAACACATAATGTCGTTTTTCATGGCTATCAAGACAACGTTTTGGCCAAAAATAATGTCGTGTGTTTGCAGAAATACCTGCCAATAATACGATGATGTTAATATCTTCAATTTCAACGTCTTCACAGCTGAACTCTTTATAATTATTTGTTATATAACATGTATTTGCATCTTCAGTACATGTTAAATGCCACAATTTTGATTTTGCCACATCTAATTTATTTGACATATCATTTAATTCATCTACAGACATATGTTCTTCCATTTTTCATGATTGATCTATTAAATAAATAATTCATTTACATTTTGCTTTTCAATTTTTCAGCTTCTGCAACTTCTTCTTCAGTAAAATCACTTACACTTATCAAATCTGGATCTAATTTCTTTACATAATTAATTACATTTGGATCGTATTTTAATAAAAATTTCCATTCATCTTTTGTGAGATAATCAAAATTTCTTTTGTGTAACAGCAAAGGATAATAGTCGCCAATGTAATTTGCTAAAAATCTAAAACGAACAGATGGTTTTAATATACGCATATCAACAAGATAATCATAAGGCTGTGTTAGTAAGACAATAGCGCCAAATTCTTTACATTGTTCTTCTGTCCAATTATAAGGTTCAACATGTGAAATATTTGATTTTTCTAGTGAAATAGCATATTTGCACAATTCAAAATTTTGTTTGTCAGTATATGTCGCATTTGATAAGCCATATGTTTTGATAATTGCTTTTTTTAATGTATCGCTGTGTCTGTAAATAGTTGTTGATGTCGCAAATTGTGGATCTAGTGATCCAGTCATTATACCGCCAACAACAAATACATTATATGTGCCAGCCAGTCCGGCGCCAAACAAGACTAGACGCTTTGCTACTTGGAACATTTTTAATGAATAGTAATAAGGAAAATATAATATGTTGTTCAAAATTCAATTTTAACAATAACACCATCTCGAACCATTGTACCATACAATGCCAAGTCCACCATCTCTTTCTGCTAGTTGGTTCACAGTTTTCTCTCGATACATTGCCAATGTCAACTTCCCTCCAAATGCACCAATGGAATTGCTAATAAAATTAAATATGGTTTTCATTTATAGAATATAAATGATAAACATACATTCATTTAAAAATTCAATTTTTCATTTCATATGAAATTACTTTACAAATCTGTGGGATAATATGTAGGATAAGTAGGAAAAAGAGGAATGAATGGCCTCTTTTTTGCGCGAATTACTAGTTCTCTTTCACTGCTTGTCTGATCTGCCTTTTTCACTTCAATTTCTTTATCACGTATTTGTTTGTCCAATTTTTCATCTACAAAAATATTTCCCAAAGGAATATTTCTAACATAATCAAGAGTGCAAGAGTCTTTTTCTAATAACATTAACCACTCATTTACTGTGAAAGTATGATAATTTGTGAAAAGAAATCTGTCATAATCAGTTTCATTTTTATAATGACATTCACGAATGAATTTCTCTCGTGATTCTGATGTCATATAATATAAATCATATATATAATCATAGGGCTTTGTATTTATTGCAATGTCTTCAAGCTTCTTACATTCTTCCTGTGTCAATTTAAAAAAATAGATATGTCCGAAATTTTTCCTGTCATGTTCTACTGCATATTTACACAATTCAAACTTACATCGTTCATAATAACCCATTTCTGACAAGCCGTAATTTCGTATGATTGCTTTTTTCACTGTATTACTATATGTATAAGGGATTGTAAATCTCGATTGTTCTGGTGTCATCATTCCTGTAATTGTTCCAATGGCAATATACGCATTATACACGACAAATGATCAAAAAGCAACACCAGCTAAACGTGTGATTAGTCTAAACATATATGATAATAATGCTATTATCTTAAGTACTTATGATAATCATCTAATGTAAATATTTTATCAGAATTGAGTTCATTGCGCATCATTTGAATATGTTCAGTTGTGTCTTTTATAAAATTATTAAACTCTTCTTTTCTACTGGAATCAACCTGTTTTATATATTTCTCATCAAAAGAAACAATGTTTTTATACAATCCAATAATTTGTGATACATCATACTCTTGTTTGTTTAATTCATCACGTAATAGAAATCTCACAAAAATATCAATAAGATTGTCTTTTGCAATTAGATAAGATGTTTTGTTTCGCGGTGAATTCATTTTATAACACATGTCTGCATGTATACATATGTAATATTTATCATTTATTTTTTCAACAACAAGATTGCTTGGACATGATTCCACAAAAAGTGACCAATCTGTATCGACATGTTTTATTTGACTTAAAATTTTTTTGCACATAGTAGGTTTAATTGCACAGTAGATGTCTACAAAACCATTTGTAATTATATCATCCTTCACTCTCCATAATTTTGATTTTTCTTGTTCTACATATTCATTTAATGAATGTAAATCATTTAAACTAAACGGTGTCTCCATAATATACTTATATATGACATTCTTATGTAGATTTCTAAAGAGTTTAATCAATTATTTCTTTTGCAGCATCTTCAATAATTTTTCGCTCTTCTTCTGTAAAATCATTCCAAATAATATGTTGAAGATTATTAGGATCTATTCTAACAGCATATTTACATAACTCAAAATTCGATTTGTCTTTTGTCCATGCATCTCTTAATCCAGAAAAATAAATTGCTGACTTTTTTACATCATCACTCAATCTGTACGAAAGGGTTTTTCTTGCCAAAGGCAGTTGAAGATAACCATCTTTGATCAATCTGTAATTATAATATTCATTTGCCAAATATCTTGCAGAAATAATACCAATAAAAGAAGTAACAAGAGATTTTATTGGATGTTTAATAATAAAAGCCATCTTAACATGATTTATTTGCATTAAACAATACAATATATGTAATGTTCAATTTTTAATCATATGTTTTCTTTAGAGAACACATATGATTAAAAAGACTGGAATTCTCGTTAGGAAACATATGTTTGATGCATTAAAATTGCTTCAAAATGATATTTTGCTGCAATAAATATTTCATTTTTAATTAATATTTGAAAAATAATTAAATATTCTTTATTTGTCAGTTATATGTACTTTTTACAGTATTATTTAAAAAACCTCAAATTTTTTTGCAAATTCTGAAAATTTCACTTTCAATTCACAGGATCAGTTTGTGGACAAGATTGGATTTTTTCGAGTTTGCCAATTTTGAAGTCTCACTTGAACAGTAATATTAGACATATATATACTTTTATTTTTTACTATTTTTTAAATTTTTAGAGAAAATAAAGAAAATTTTACAAAAAAAATGTTTTTTGGTATATAAGGGAGTTTTTTTTGTGTATAGGTATATTTTTTATTAATGCTATGTATACTTTTCATAATTCTGCGAAATTTTCCTGCTTTTGGAAAAAAGTTAAAATTATAATTTTGACAATATTGTGTTACATGTATACAAAAAATACAAGTAAACAAGGAAATAAAAATAAAAATATAATTTATTATATATAATTACAAATATATAGAATGTTAATATATATGATATTTATATTTATATACTTACTTTTATTATTTGTATATATAATACTAATAATATATTTTTAACTTTGTATATATAAATACATTATTAATATATAATATTGACAAAATATGTTTTTATTAATCATATATACTTTATATTGCATATAGACTTATATCAAATTTAATGACATATGTATATACTTTTTCATGTTTTATCGATCTAAACTAAATTACAAATCCATATGCAAACAAAATCGAAAAAATATATTTTGATATATATTCACTTTCTATATTAAAATATATATGGTTGTGATTTCATTCTTAACAATGTTGTTCTATAAATATATTTCAATGTGAAAAAGTATATAAATATGTCATATATTTACTTTTTTATAATATATGACATATATTCACTTTCTATATTTTTGTGTATATGAATATAATATCGAACTCTATACATCCTTTATCATGTATAATTGTATATATATGTATTTTTATATTTACATTGCATTTATCATAACTTTATTAAGAGTATTTAATAATTAATTATAAATTTGCAAAAAAAGACATATTCAAATTATCTAATTAAATATTATGAAATACATATGCAAACCTTGTAAATATTGTACAAACATAAAACCTAATTACGATAAACATTTAACTACAGAAAAACACGCCAGAATGTGTACTACATCAATTATAACAGTCAAAAGTAAAAAAAATAATAATGGTAATCCAGACACAATCGCATTTTTGACATCGGAATTAAAAAAAATGAAATTGAAATATGATACTGATCAAAAAATAAAACAAGAAGTAAAAGAACTAAAACACGAAGTAATAAAAGTTGTAAAAGTTGTACAAGATGCTATTATACAACAAAAAAATAGTGAAAAAAAATTTATAAGATTGTCTAAAACAAATTTAAATCAACTAAGAAAAGAGACAGCGGAAAAATTAAAAATCTATGACAAACTTACCAAAAAAATTGTTAAAGAAAAAGATGAACACATAGTTTTATTGAAAAATGTTTGTAACAAATCGATGTCATCAATAAAATATATAATGACATACTTTAATCATAGAAATACATTGAAACAATTATCTGGCTCAGATGCACGTGAAATGCTGTCTTATTATGTAGACAATAAAACTGGTCAGACAAAGAAGTTTGACTCTTTATATATGGCGGCAGATTGCATTAAATATCTGTACGAAAATAATAAATTAGCCAAATTTATTGGTGACAAAATTATTGATAAATATTGCACTGATGAAGATAAAAGAAGTTTCTTTAATACTGATTTAAATAGACTAAATTATGTTGTTAGAAGTTGCAATGGTCAACACTTTTACTGGGATGTTGATAAAGAAGGGACAATATTAACAAAAAGAGTTATATTGCCTCTTTTAATTGAAACAAGTAAAATTATAACAGATCATATGGATAATGAACAATATAAAATTAAATTGTCAAAAAATAAATCCAATCCTGTTTTACTTGATGAATATTTAGATTGGCAAGGTGTCGATTTCAAAATAAGAGAAGATGTAAATGGTGGAACATTACAAAAAAAAATATTGTCCCATATAACAAATAAATTCCATTTTAAAAATCCAGCAAAGGTAAAGGCCCTCGAGTAACATGTCGATTTCATTATATTATTTTTTAGTTTTATATATATTATGCAACATATATGTGAACCATGTAATTTTCAAACAGACAAAAAAATAGATTACGTATGTCATACACACACACAAGCACATTTAGACAATGTTGAACGCGAAGAAACAGAAATGGCATTTTTAAATTTAAAAATGCAACAATTTCAACTTATACAAGATATGCAAAGACATACGTCTGTATATAAAGGTGATAATGATGATCTTACAATTAATGAAATAAAAAAACCCAATAACAAAAGTCTAGGAAAATTTGTTAAAAAGCACCTTGGTAAAAATTTAAAAGATATTGTTAGAGATAAAAAACTTGATAAAGCTTTGTCTAGCATCGAATATATAAAAAAATACATCAGACATAAAAATGTATCAAAAAAATTAACATATGTCGAATCTTTATTATTATTTCGCGCTGATTGTGAGGATACGCTTAAATTAATTGAAGATAAATACAACAATAACTTTGTTGAATATATTGGCAATATCATAATTAAATTATTTTATAAAGATGAATATCAAAGTTGTTATTTATGTATTGATTTGGCACGAAATGATTATATGATAAGATTTGAATATGACAAATCAAAATATTATTGGAAACCAGATCCAAAAGGAGTCCTTGTAACAGACAGAGTAATATTTCCTTTATTAGAAGTGTTGTATGAAAATTTAAAACATCATGTTAAAACTAATAATATGAAACAAGACAAATATGCCTTAATATTTAACGATATGAAGACTAAGTTAGAAAAAGGAACATTGCAAAACAATATTCTTTCTTATATATCTAAAAAGTTTTATTTTGACAATCCTACTAAACATCTTAAAAATTAATTTGTCTGTTGGGCAAACAAAATTTCTAATTGGATATTATGAAATATACTTGTACGCCATGCAAGTATTGCACAACGTATAAACATAATTATGATAAGCATCTTACTACAAAAAAACATATTGATATGATGTTAAAACAAGCTTCGCCTAATACTCAAAATACATTATTGAAAATGCAACTAGAAAAACTGGCAGTAGAAAAACTAAACTTACAAATCAAACTAGAAAAAAGTAAAACTGAAAATATGAATGACTTTAGAAAAGAAATAAAAAAGGCTTTGGAACAACAAAGTAAGAAAACTGAAAAAGTAGTAATGGAAAAAATGAATGACATGCTCAAGACAGATATCATCAAAGAAACAGATGAAAAAATGACATTGTTAAAACATACTATCGATAAATCAATGTCATCAACAAACTATATTTTGACTCATTTCACTCACAGAAATGGGTTAAAAAAAATAACTCATGAAGAAATACATGAAATGCTTTCTTATTGTGTTAATAAAAAGACTAAACAGAGGGAGATTTTTAAAACTGATAATCATGCTATAAAATATATGCAAAAGATGTATGAAAACAAAGAATTGGCAGAATATATCAGCGATAGAATCATTGATAAATATTACACAAAATCTGACAATAGAATGTTTTTTAACACTGACTTAGCAAGAAATCATTATATTGTAAGATGTTATGAGGGAAACAAATATTGCTGGGTAAAAGACGCTTCTGGAGAAATGTTAATAGCTAAAATAATAAAGCCTATTGTTGACGAAATATTTGATATGATAGATAAAAATATAAAAGATGATGAAGATATAGAAAAAAAAGCTGAATATGATCCTCTTAGAGACTTTAAAGAATCTCAGAATTTTGACTCTAAAGAAAAAGAAAAAATGCATAAGAATATAATAAAATATATTTCAAAAAAATTTCATTTCAAAAATCCAACTAAAGCCATTGCATAATTAACATTCATCTGTGTGGCATCCAATTTTCTTCAAAGCTTCTTCAACATGTTTTGTTTTAATTTTGGCATATTTTGCTGCATATGGATTAAGTTTTACAGCTCTATTGATGAGTTCCTCAGTTTGTGCCGGAATGTCAGCTAAACACAATGGATCATTGTCAATTGCATGGTGCAACAAATCATCATCAATAGTTCTATCAGACATCTGTTCCAATAATGCTTTTAATTTCCCCCCAGTCTCTAAATGTATGCGGTACAACTGGTGAATCTCATGTGTATACAATTTTTCAATGTATTTCCTATTGATCTTCAACAATGCATTTGGATTTTGCTTTACTGCATCAATCATCAAGTTATATGTTGGATTATCAATATATTCAATTAACAATCCATTTTTTTTAATTATGTTATTAATAATATTACGATCAATAACAATGTTATCATATTTGGTGAACCAATATAAACCTCCATAATCAATTCGTTTTTTCAATGTCGAAATACAGTCAGGATTATTTTTCAATGCCTGTTCTAAAATCATCGATGTAATTTTATTAACGTATTGAATTGCAAATGCATTTTGTTTGATTGCAGTCATTACAATGTTAAGTGTTTGCTTATCTGCAGGAACATGTTGTAATGCTAATCCATCTTTCTCAACTGCCATTAAATATAATTCATTTGTGCAATATTGTCTGATATATTGTATACTATGTGGATTTTGTTTGATTGCTGTAATAATAATTTCATCTCTTTGCTCTTTTGTTAATTTGTATAAAGATGTCATATATTTAATAAGAAGTCCATTTTGTGAAGCAATTAATTTCAACGCATCAAAATCATCTTCAAGATGTAAAATTTTAATTGCTTCGGGATTTCTTTTATATATTTTCATTAATGTCTTTTTGTGCATGATTTTTGCTTCATGATTATAATGCAAATAATTTGCTTCCATTAACTTATACATATCGCCTTTGAAATAATCGATAAACATGTCAATATCATCTGCATCAAAATTTTCACTGTCATATCCATTAAATTTCACTATTTGTTTTGTGCCAAGATACTTATCTAATCGAATTCCTCTTAGGATCAACATGTCATTATGAATTTGTTCGGATTCTTTTTTTACATTTTCTCTGATTTTCTTAATATTCTCATTGTTTGCCTTTACTGCCTGCACACGAACCTGCCAATCTTTTTGACGATGTTCTGGCAAACACTCAAACAAGCCTCTTTCCAAAATTGCACGTTCGACTCTCTTATCATTTACAACCCATGATTCTTTAATATTGATTGGCATATATTTAATCACATCTTCTACATGTTTTTCATACATGCCATAGACAGCAGACCCCACAAACCCAGGAATCGCATACTTTACATATTTTGGTAAAGCATTCATTTTTATCATACTTATTTAAATGGTAAGGTCATTTATAGTTTTAAAATCAATTTTTAATTATTCAATATGTTACTTACGTAACATATTGAATAATTAAAAAGACTGGAATTCCCGCTAGGGATATTTTACAATTTTTTATTTATATTTTCGCCTTAAAGCGAAAATATAAATAAAAAAGACTGAAAATGCGAAAAGCATTTTCACAATTTTTTAATTAAACAGACAAATTATAAATAAAAACTACTCTAGACATACATTACATCTAGTTTACACAATGGATCCATTTGCAGTGCAAGTTGTTTAATATATTTATCTCTCAATAAATGACTTTTGTATGTTCCATTACATACATACTGATTATGCAAATAGTCTTGTTTATCCAACAGTTCTTTTAACTTTTTAAAACTTCCTCCATTTTCCAAATAAACTGCAATATAGCCAAGTGCAACCATATTATCAATTTTGTGAAAATTAATAAATTCGATGGCATCTGGATTTTGAGTTAATGCAAGCTTAATAATTTTGTGTGATGTATGATTGCAATATTTTAACATCATTCCATTCTTTTCAACAGCTCGCTCGCATATTTTTTCTGTTTGAAAAATTGGGATGTATCTTAAAGCTTCTGGATTTTGTTCAACAGCCAACAAACATATTAGTTCTGGTTTGTTATCAATATGTTCGATATATAATCCATCTTTCATCACACATTTTCTTACTCTGTCAATGGTATGATACTTTTTATTTACATATTTTAAGACAAGGGGGTCAATGTTTAATGCCATTGTGACATATTCATCATATTTATACAGTGTAGAGGGAAAATATTGAATATTTGATGGGTTTGCCTCAATTATCTTAGTTAAAATATTATCATGATAGTAAGTATACATATTCACATTAACAAGTTCTGTCATGTTTCCTTTATATTTTTTAATATAGGTATTTATGTTTGCACCAAATCTCCAAGATATTAGACTGGTATCACCTGCACGTGGTGTTAAATATGATAAGTCCATAGGTTGTGTGATGACGTCTTTTTCGAGAATAACATCCAATAATTTATCATATTTGTAATCTTCAATACATCTTGAAATAAAACTGATGCAACTTGGATCTCTCAAAACTGCATACTTACACATTTCGAAATTATATACATCCATCCTGTCATACATTTGTGATGTTACAAATGCTTTTTGAATTGCATTGCTATTTTTTATAACAAAACGTTCAAATGCACTTTTGTCATTATTGAAAGAATATGTAAGAATATCATTTTCTATTTTTTTTTCTGTTCCATAATAAACCAATGAACCTATTCCTAAAGTCACTCCAATGCTTGTAAGTACAGGACGTTTTACTCCAACATGCGAGAATATATTATATGCCATTTACAGTTAAATAAATAAGAGATATAGTTTTATTATGTATATTTTTCAATTTTTAATCTGAAAGGTAGAAAAGCATATAAATTTATATGCTTTTTACCTCCAGATTAAAAATAATAAAATTCTCGCCTAGAGATATTTTTCAATTTTTAATATACTTCAGATCTTCTGCACATGATGGATCCATTTTTAGTGCAATTTGTTGAATATAATTATTTCTTAACAAACTCACAAACTTTTTATGTGCAGTACAACACCGAGTACTTTTCACACCATCATCCTTCTTTCTTAGTAATGCTTCCAATTTTTTAAAACTGCCACCTTTCTCTAAGTAAAATATAATAAAATCAAGTAGATCAGAATCTTGAAAATAGTGAAAATTGATATGTTCAATTGAATCGGGATTTTGTGTCAATGCAAGTTTTACAATATTTTGTGTTTGATTTTTACAGTATTGCAGTGTTTCCCCCTTTTTTGAAACTGCCTTTGCACATATCTCATGTGTTTGATTTTCATCGGGGATCAATGACAATGCTTCTGGATTTTGTTCTACTGCCAATAAACATATGATTTCTGGCTTGTTGCCAATATATTGAATATACAGTCCATCCACCATAACACATTTTCTTGCATCCTCAATTGTCTGGTATTTATGTTCCACATATCTTAAGGCAAGAGGATTTTTACGTAATGCCAAGTCAATATAGTCTCTGTAATTATTAAGAATAGTTGGAATGTATTTTATGTTGTCAGGATCTACTTCAATCAATTTGGTAAAAAGAAAATCTCGATAATAATAGTTAAAATTCATATCAATTAGCTTTTTTATATCGCCCCCGTATTTGTCAATATAGGTACTGATATTGTTTTGTAGAATCCTATTTTTAGCAGAGTAATCTTTTCCTTTTGTACGTGGACACAGATATTCTAATGTCATAGGTTGTGTAATAACTTCTCTGTCCAGAATAACCAATATTAATTCGTCATACATCTTGTCGATTTTATGATATATTTTTCCACCAAAAATAAATTGTTTGATATCTACATACATATTTTCATATGTTGTGTAGGATGGAACGCGTCCAAGAAAATTTGGATCTCTTAGAACTGCATATTTTAATATTTCGAAATTATATAGTTTAATCAAATCATACATATTTGCTGTTACAAATGCTTTTTGAATTGTTGTACTTCTTTCAATAATAAATCGTTCAAGTTTACTTTTATGATAATAATAAAAAGAATTTGTAAGAATATCATTTTCTATATTTTTTACTGTTCTATAATAAGCCCATGATCCTATTCCAACTGATAAACCAATGCCTATTGATACTGGATATTTTCTAAGTTGTCTACCTGTATGCAAAATTTGATTTGCAATCATATTAGACCATTTAAATGCCATTTTACAGTTAAATAAATAAGAGATATAGTGTTATTATGATTTAATTTCAATTTTTCATTTTTTTGTTAATATTTTTTGTCACCCTTGGATGACTTATGACTTTTGGATGACTTATGACTTTTGGATGACTTATGACTTTTGGATGACTTATGACTTTTGGATGACTTATGACTTTTGGATGACTTATGACTTTCATCACGCTTGGGTGATTCAGAACTGTTTATTTGGTGTTCGACATGTTCAATCTTATAAAAAATACTTGCCATTTTAGTCATTGCTGTATTGATATATGTAAAAATGGTATCTTTTTTTACTTCAGTATTTTGTTTAGTGTCTGTATTTTGTTCAGTGTCTGTATTTTGTTTAGTGTCTGTATTTTGTTTAGTGTCTGTATTTTGTTCAGTGGCTGTATTTTGTTCAGTGTCTGTATTTTGTTCAGTGTCTGTATTTTGTTTAGTGTCTGTATTTTGTTTAGTGTCTGTATTTTGTTTAGTGTCTGTAATTTGTTTAGTGTCTGTATTTTGTTTAGTGTCTGTAATTTGTTTAGTGTCTGTATTTTGTTTAATTATTGTTGTATTGTCTTTTTTAGTGGGTTGAACAATATAATCATGATACATTGGTGGAATGAATTGAATTGTTGTTTCATCATGTTCAGTAACTATTTTAACAACTTTTTTAAGATCATCATCGCATGCATTTATTGCAAATAAACATTTTGGATATTCCTTTACTATTTTACATAAAATATCAACAGAGAAGCTTGGCCAATGATAATATGTTGTGTTGATTAAAGACATAATTCCTATGTCATGTCTAAGAATCAGTTCTAATTCATCTCTAGTAAAGTTAATCTTGCCACAATATTTGCACGCAGAAAAAATAGTTTTTATATTGTGTAAATTTTTTACAATTAAATTCCACCTAACTGAATATGGAAGACTATTCATACAAACATTGTGAATCTCGTTTTTTGACATTACATAAAATAAATATTCTTTTTCTTCTCTTGTGAAATTAAAGATTTTTATATGGTGTATATTTTGACAATCTTTTTTTATTGCATATTCACATAATTCTAAAGTGTGATATGTTTTCTGAATTTTATTAAAAGCACCTGCATCAATAATTGTTCGTTTTAGTTTATCACTAATAATTAATAAAGGTGATGTTGCAAATACATTTGCCAATTTTGGATTTTGTTTGATTTTTATGTCACAGTACTCTATGCACATAAATGTTAAGGGAATAGACATGGCTGCTGCAGATATGTATTTGTGAGCCATTTGTGATTGTTATACTTTTATAATTAATATTTGATTATTATTATGTATGTTTTTCAATTTTTAATTATTGATTTTATGCTGACACATAAAATCAATAATTAAAAATTGAAAAATACATATAATATGTCTTTAGTATTAGTTACCATTATTCAAAATGGCATATACGAAAGAACTTTCTGAACGTATTTCCAAATTATTAGTGGAACGAATAGCATTAAATAATAGAATGGAACAAAATGACAAAGATTTTACAAAGTGTTGGTATGTCACAACTGAGGATAGCCATATCGTCATCACAAATGACATTGATTCCATATTTTTAGACAAAACAAAAATAAATCTAGAATCATGCCAAAATTATGTCAAAGGAATCAATAAGATTTGTGGCATATTGTATAGTGACAAAAATCACCTGTATACATTTGAAAATTATGATTATGATAATGAATGTTATGCAATTATAACTAAAGACACAAAAGATGATGTGGTTGTAGATGAAGAAGAATATATTATTGATAAAAATAATATGTTAGAAATATTAAAAGAACTTGAAAAACTTTTTAGCATAAATCGAGTGCTCTAATTGCAGCATAGTCAAATGTCTCATCCAATGCATTCTGTAATATTGTGTCATGTTTATGCAACTTAAAATCAGCAAATAATTCATTTATGTTCTCAATCATTTTTGCAAAACAATCATCTAAATAAAAGTATCTTATAAGGAAATTACAAAATGGTCTTAATGTTAGTTTTGAGACTTTTAAATTTGTATTGACTATCTCTAAAAATTCTTGTTTATTCTTTTCATTTTCTTTATTCCATTCATCGCTGTGATATGTCATAAATGCATTTAGTTTTGCTTCAAATTGATCAATAGTTGGATAAGAAAATTTAAATATGGCATTCATTCTATTTAACAATGCTTCGTTTCCTGTAATGATACTTTCATTGTTCGCTGTAAAAAATCTTATATAACATTTGTCATTTTCAATACCATCTAATTTATTTAATATTTCACTCATGCTGATCTTTGAGTCTGCATTGATTTTTTCTAAATATCTGTCAAAATCTTCAAATGACACTGTTACCATTTCGTGTGTTGTTACTGGCGACAAAACGTCTGATGATACATTGTCAATCGTTGTTGGATTAATTTTGTAAATAGGCAAATTTAATTTGTTTGCTAAGCTTAAAATCAATGTTGTCTTTCCAACTCCTGGGGGTCCATATAACAAATAATTTAATGACTTATGTCCTTCGCCAATACTCTTCAAAAAGATAGTATACTTTTTATAAGTTTCAATATCATGCACAATTTTATTTAGATAATTAGTGTATCCAACAAAATTTTTTTCATTATATGCAGAATACTGACTATATGTATGCCATCCATTTTTGGTAAATACATAAATTGGATTGAGTCTCTTTACAGTACTTTCATGTATTCTCATATTTACATTTTTAATTATTGTATCAGCATCTTCTTTTGTTTTTGTCCATATCCAATGATAACCCTGTTTTGACATGTCAATAAGAAAGCATTCAATGTCTTCTAACATAATCCTTTGGGCATTTTTGAAAAATGGACAGGTTGCAAAATATGTGCCAGTATATACATAATCATTTCCCAGAATTTTACTTTTGTCAAATTTAACATTATTCCAAAATGTTGTTAAATATCCGAATCCTATTTTAATAAAATAATTAAATTCATCTGGAGGACAATGATTCCTGCCAATTCCTAGATGATGTGATTTTTCATAAATTTCTCTATCTAGCGACATAATAATATCATAAGTATTATTCTTTTATATGTTTATAAAGAAAGATCAAAAGATGGTTCGATACAAGGGGCATTAAGATCCTTTACATTATGACCATAAAATGTACCGAATGTTGATTCTGTCATATATTTATACACAGCCTTATAATCTAGGAAAAAATGTATTCCATTTGCACATTCAGTGTTGTTTTCGGTAAAGCTGTCCGGCACAATGTCTGGAGACATATAACTATATCTAAATTTATGATCATGTATTGATACTACTTCTGGCTCTTCTTCAAAAGGGCTAATAAAAGTTCCATCCTGTAACCACATTCCGATAATGTGTGCTTTATTTGCTCTCAGTTTGCCAGTCCTGTTTCCGTATATTTGTGCATCACTTGGAATTCTTAATTTGACCAAAACAAATTTTGATTTGTCTTTCAAAATACACATTTTCCATCCATATACACAATTCAATTCTCTATTTCTGCCAACAACTTTTACGGCTGGAATAAGTTGCTCTTCTTCATCAGATTTTGTTTCTTTTACACCGCCATCATCATTCACATATGTAGTATGACCAGTCGAACCATCTTTAATTACTGTAGTTGTATTGTCTGTTTGTCTAATTATATTTGCTGAACTACAACCATTTCCACATACCACAATAAATGTATTCTTATCAAAATCGAGATTATTTGTCTTGAAATATTTAATTTCATTCTTTGTTGGTATTGAAGCAGTATGAAAAACACGATGTTTGTATATCACCATTTTCATTCCATATATTTTAAAATTTCTAGATGTTGCATATTTATCATTTTCAAAAACTAAATAATTATGTCTATAAAATGACCTATAATTTGTATTTATATTTACTAATCCATTATTCAAAAACTCATATTTGCCTTTTGCTGATTTTAAATAAGAATTATAATAAGATAATGATTTTATTTTATCTTTTGCCAATGGCTTATCGTCTTTCAATGAATCGGTAATAACAACTTCATATGGGTTATATTTTGTTGAATATTGATCTGCATCCGGCATCTTTTTTTTAAATTTACCAATGAATTTCATAAATTTACTTTTAACAGGATTCTTATGGGGAATATTTGAAAAATTAAACAGCTGATTTTTATAAGTAACAGATGTTGAACTTTTTGTTACTATTGGATTTGTCATTACTGGTTTCATATAGCGTCCATCTAATTCAATATCATCGATGCTATAATACCATCTTTCATCAGATTCATTTTCAGTCAGATGAGAAAGTTTTGAATGATATAAATTATATCGGTTATCGCTTTTTAACCAACATAAACGTTCGTGGAAAAATTTGCGATGATTATTTACAATATAACATCTGTCATAATTAGTTATGATATTGACATCGATACAACCAGACTTATAAATTTTATGGATCTTTCTTGGATGTAATCTGTCTTTTTTCTGTTCATATTCAGATTGAAGGTAACATAGGTAATTATAATAGTCGCCGTGACGACTATCGGTAAAATCAATAACAGATGCAATATTATTTATTACAACATTAGAGCGTCGCAATTGTAAAAAATCTTTAAATATCCAGTAATCATTAAAAAACTTTTGTGGATCATCTACAATAATATCATATGTATTTTTTTCACTTAGTTGGATTGTATATTTTCCAAATAAGTAATACTCTTGATATTTATTGTTACTTGGCTTTTTTACAAAATCATAAAAGCAGAATTGTTTTATTTTTGTTGGTCTGTAAATACTAATGTTCAGAATTTGATTAACTGAAGAATAATTGTGAATATAATTATATCCAAAAATTTTTATATCATTATGTACTGTAAATGGAACATCTTTACCTTTTGAATCTTCTATTTTGTATATTGGATATTCAGCATGTGTTATTGTAGTTGAAAATAGTTTTTTATCACATGTATTAATCACGCATGTCATTTTACTACATGATTGTCTTGTATAATTCACCTTTATGTATTTATTCCGATTTCCACATGTTTTTATTAAAATTGCAAAACAATCTGCAGTATGTTTCAATCTAAATGGAGACAATATAGTGACATTCTTCCTAGTTGATTTTTTTACTAATTTTAATTTCTCGAGACATTCATAATTTGCGCCATACAGTATTTTATGTGTTGATGCACTAACTTTTCTAAAGATCAGAATGCTATCGAATTTTGGTAATGTAACTTCTTTAATATCTGTATACCAATCTATCTTCATAAACGAACCTTTTGCAAGCCATAGTATTGTCGGATCTAAAGGAATTGGTTCACTGTAATATTCCTTTTCAAATGTTGTTGTTACTGATTTTTCATGTATAGGATTGTGTTTTTGACATACTCTATGTTTATTTTCAACCTTAATTGCAAATTTTGGTTTTATTGTAATTTCAGAATCTGACACATCAGTCGAATCAGAATCTTCATATCTTACTTTTTCTTTTACTTTTTCCTTTATTTTTACATATTTGTTATGTTTGACGACATTGAATATGGCACGCATAACAGACGCCATTTTGACTTTAGTCGTCAAATATTAGATACTGCTATTTTATATAGAGAGTTCAAAGAAAATGAAATTCAATTTTTTTATTTATGATTTGGTCGAAAGATCAAATCATAAATAAAAAAATGATAAAATTTCCACTAGATATATTTTTAGTTCTTTTAGGCAGACAACGATAAGTTAGCTGTTGGTTCAAATGGTGGAATATCAATATTAAGATCTTTATGTCTATTTACATATTTATATACTTTTTTATAATCTAGGAAAAAGTGAATTCCTTTGGCACAATCAACATTTTTTTCAGTAAAGTCATCTGGAATTATATCAGGTTTCATGTAACTATATTTGAACTTTTTATCATGTAGTGACACAATTTCTGGTTCAATATCATCAAATGGATTAATATATGTACCATCTGCATGCCACATTCCACATATTTTTGCTTTGTTTGCCCTCATTTTTCCAGTTCTGTTTCCATACACAATCGCATCACTTGGAATTTTTAATTTGACTAAAACATAAGTTAATTTGTCTAGCAAAACACACATTTTCCATCCATATATACAATCTAATTTTTTATTTCTTCCAGTGACTTTGATGTCTGGAGTAATTTCTTCTCCATCTCCAGATTTTGTTTCTTTTGCGCCTCCATCATTAACATATGTGGCATGACCAGTCGAACCGTCTTTGATCACAGTTGTTTGTTCTTTTGTGTGTTCGACTACATAGCCAGTACTGCTACTGTTTCCACAAGTAATGAAGAACATGTTTGTATTAAAATTGTTGACCAATCCTATTTTTTCTGGATATGTTGCAACAGATGCTGTTTTGAAAACACGTTTGGGATATATTATCTTTTTATGACCAATAATCATATATCTATCTCCAAACACAAAATCGACATAGGGTTTATATGATTTATTAGTCCCAACTGTGATTAGATTATGTTTATGGAATGATCTGTAATTTGTTTTTATGTTTGTACTACCATTGCGTAAAAACTCATAAGTTCCTTTTGCAAGTTTAGAATATTTGTTATAATAGTCCGATATATTATTTTTGTCGTTCTGTTTATGATTGTTATTGGAATCATGATGAACTGTTTTTTTTCTCAACGATCTTCGCTTTAATCCTAATGTTCTATAATATGGATTTGTGTAGACGTTATTATATCTATGTATTTGTTTTGTGTCAATTTCATATTCAGCAGTGTCTATTTCAATGTCATCAACATATACAGCCTTATTTTCTGGATATAATATTTCATTTTTCATATAATATGGAACACTCTTTGTATATTTCCTGTGATTATTAACAATGTAACATCTGTCGTAATTAGTGGTAATAATTGCATCTTTTTGATGCATTGAAAAATCAACTGTAAATATATCGAGTTTATTTGTCATATTACATTTTATTAAATATTTAATTTGTAACCGAGATATTTGTTCATAATAATAATCATATCTTCCATTTTTATAATCAATCATAGAAGCTATTAGAAGTTGCAGGTCTGTTCGGAGCTTTGAAAATGATGTAATACGATGTTCATAATATTCCTCAATGTATTCAGTTATATCTTCATCACTATCATCACCAATAAACAAGTTAGCGGTGTTTTTAAATGCCTCAAGAGTATCACTTACATCATTTTTATTAGTTATGGTATTGGTGTGTTTTATGTCATATATGTCATTTTCATTTATTTGATATACCGCTTTTCCATACAGAAAATATGTATCATCGGGATGACTGCTATCAAGTGTATATTTGGGGCGTTGCGAAATTTTGCATGGCCAAAAACTATATTTAGATGGTCGATTATATATTACTTCATTCTTAACATTAAATCCTATTTGTTTTCCTTTTGAGTCTTCTATTTTGTATAATACAAAAGGCAAATTTTCTAAACGATATAGAGATCCTTTAACAATTTTACATATGTCAATAATACACATTGTTTTTTCACAATATTGTCTTTTATATACAATATTTTTGTATTGTTCTTTATGTTTACTATTATAAAATATTAGTACTGCAAAACAATCAACAAGATGTTTCAACCTCAATGAAGGTTTAATAATGACATTGTCACCAACTTCTTGTGTCAAATTTAATTTTGCAAGATGTTCATATTCTGATGCCACTATTAATTTATTATTATTCTGACTACTACTTGTTCGAAAAATCAAAATAGCATCAAATTTGGGAACCATAATTTCTCTTAAATCTGTATACCAGTCTATTTTCATCAAACACACGCCAGAACCAACAAATGTTTCTCTACAATAGAATTCTTTGTCAAAAATCTGGATTGGATGTCTAATGTGCATTGGATTTGTTTTGTAACAAAACCTTTGTTTTTTCTGTGGCGGCTTCTCTATTACATAATCTAATTTTATTTTAGGTTTATATACATCTGATTCAGCTGACTCATAGCCATCAGACACGTCAGTTGATTCGTCATCGTAATATTCTACTGATGACAACTTGATGTCTAAATCATCAAGATTGCTTAGATCGTCGTATGACTCAATGCAGAGAGCCATTTTAACTGTGAAATATCATGAAGATATAGTGAATAATATCACTTTTTTATAGAGAATATAAAGAAATACAAATTCAATTTTTTTATTTATTAATTTTGCGAAAGCCAAATTAATAAATAAAAAAATGATAAAATTTCCACTAGGAATATTTTAGTGTCTGAATAATTCTATCAGGCACTAGGTTGCGATGTTCTTCTTCCATATTTTGCATCAAGCATCTTTAATGTTATTGATTTTTCACGACAGTCTTTATTGTGTTGCAGTGCAGCAATGACGATTCTCCTCAACATGAGCGGAGTGATTTTATCGCTACGTACCCTTTTACGAAGGTTCAAAAGGTATGATTTATACTTTTCATAGTAGGCGTCACTCAGAAGTGGCGCTATTGTTTCAGTGCGATCTTCAAAATTGAAAATCCAAAGAAGATCTCCATGATGAAAAGTCAATGAAATATTTGGCAAAATTTCGACCAAACGATATTCTCCCCTCATTTTGACAACTGAGTGAGTTCTACGCTAATGCACGTATGTAGTAATAGATGAAAATATAATTGGAAACACAATATGATTGGTTTTTCAATTTTTTTATAATTAAGCATAAACATTAAATTATAAAATTTCATATTATTCGTTTGTTTTGTTGTGTTTTTATTATGTTATATGATATATGCAATATTCATTTATTCCATCAGTTTTTGGAAAAAATCATTTAAGTTTACACACGCCAAGATGGAAAAACAAATTCTTCATGCAGGTTGATGAATCAAAAATAGAAAAACGCGTATTTACAACAAACAAAAAGAGTGTAAAAGATTGTCTTTATAACGACATAGTGGACTTATATAAAAACAATAGGATATCTTCTTTTAAATTTGAAGATCGAAATCTTGCAATTGGACGTATAAAAGTCCTGAATGATACAGACACCATAGAGATGATAAGATTTTACACTGTTCCCTCAATGCTTGTATATAATATGTCTTTGCATTCTGATTTTACAAATTTTAATGATGAAATAAATCTATTTACTGAAGCTTTTGGAGATGAGCCAGATGCACATAATTTTTTTATGACAGACACATGTTGGTTACTTAAATATCAAATAGAAATAATTTCAAAAGAACACACATGTGTTGAACATTATAATATTGAAGTTGAGACAGTAATGCTTGATGAAACTCAGTATAAACCAGTTGATGATTGTTGTGTCTTACAAAGGAAATTTCAACAGTATAATAATATGGCAGACATACATACTGCACATAATTATGAATTAGATATATGCCATACAACACTAAAACTGTCAGCACACATTCATGGACATGTTGTTGATATTTATTGTGTATCGCTTCATTTATATGGAACTGATGGAACAGCATTAAAGATTGACTTAACTCCAGAAAATGAAGATAAAACTTTGTGGACATTGACATTCGACTATCCAAAAATATTGGAATCCGACACTTCAAAATACATACCAAATTTCAGTAGATATGAAAAAATACAACTTTGCATAGGAGGTACTTATGAATATTTTGTTATAGAACAACAATATTTAAATTTTGTATCATTCTATGAGGATACACAGATATATCAATATGCATATTCATCATAATTTGAACAACAATATATAAATATTCACAAACACATCTTTTTTGTCTTGCAACTTGACAATCCTTTTATTTTATTGTGATTAATTGCATAGTAAATCTCAAATTGTCTGTAAAGATCCAATAATTCTTTATTTTTTCCTTTCAATAATTTCAACGCCAATTCGCGCTTCGGCATTGTAAATTTAATCTGTTTTTTATATGTTCTTATTAAATATTTTTTAAATTCATCTAATTTCATTCGTTTGACTGTGTCTCTGATGTTAATCCAATAATGCTCGTCATTATTGTCATAATCATCAATGTATATTGTTTCTACAAGAACATACATTTTTAGTTTTGTTATATATTTTTCCATATATTTATTTTTTTTCATATCTTTTGTAATAAATATCTGTGTATCTGGCAAATATTCTTCACTGCACCCACCATATTTAGACATAATGTTTTTGTCATCAGTGAATAAAATCATGTTATCGTAATTCCAATAATATAATTTGCTCTGTTTTAATTTTGTAATTGCAATCTTATCAACTTTTGGATCACATATGAACTTTGTAAATAATTTCTTTCTAAATTCTGCTATTTTGTGTTCCTTATATGTATGTGTTCTACTTTTCATTCTTATTTGATTCAAAGCATCGTCCCATAAATCTGATGATCTAAATTTATAAATGCGAATTGAATCATCTACAATATCTTTCCATAAAACTTTATTAATATGTTTGTCGACAAAATGTGGAATCAACCAATACATTTGATATTTAATATAAGCTAATTTTGTTTCGTATAAATCATAGTCTAACCTTCTTCTCAATCCATATTCTGTATATATTTCTTCCATCTCTTCATGTTCGTCTTCTTCAAATGGACATCTTGCATAATCATTATCATATTCTATTCCAAGATATGTTATTGTATATTGTGTAAATGTTGCTTTTAGAAATGATTTTAACAATTCATCCCAATTTTCATCAATCAATTTTTCTAATTCATTCATTTGATTGATTTGAAGTTTTTCATTTTCAATTTCTTTTTGTACAATTTTTTTTATGTCTTCAAGTCTTGCATATAATCTATTGGTGTATTTTTTTGCAACAGGATTATAATATTTACTAATTCTTTTTTCAACATTTAAAATATAGTCAAGGATCTCATTCAAGACCTTTTTACCACTAATCTCTATACTTTCGTCATTTGCAATTGCTGATTCCCATGGGGTTTTCTTGTTTTTGCGGTCTTCAATAGCGTCTTCTGCTAATGTTTCATATCTTTTAATTGCTTTATTGATTGGTTTCATTAATTCTGTTTTTGTTTCGTCATAATACTTCTTAAATAATTCTGCATCAACCAATTTAAATTTTTGTTCAAATAACGCCATTGTATTATCGACAAATTCAATTCTGGGTTTACAATGTTCATCAAAATCTTCTTGTAATGCTGAAGTAAAAATGTCCATATCATTTTCTTTTGATATTGTTTTGATGAATTCATTAATTTCTTTTTCAATAAGCAATGTGTAAATATCAAGTTTAGAATAGTCAATTTTAATATTATTATTTATGTCATTTGCAAATTTATTTGCAGATTCAAACCACTTATTTAATGTGAATTTTGGTTCGATACTAATCAATGTACTCAAAATAAATTCACACGACTTTCCAAAATCAATTGTATTTATTACATCTAAATATCTTTTTTCTTGTAATAATACTAATTCACTTTTGTCAAGTGAACTTGTCGTTGTAATGCCAATTCCATTAAACAATGACCCGATTACTTCTCTTACCCTTTGATATTGATCATTTTTAAACTCAAGTGCTTTTGCCAAATGTGTCATTGGATCAAATTTTAAACTTACATCAGACAATCTGAAAAGTAAATGTGGTTTTTTCATATTGTCAACATTATCCAGATAATTAATAAAACTAGTCAAAGGTTGTAATGTGTCAAATACATCATTATTAATATTTGATCGTTGATTGTAAATTATAACATCAGACAACAAGTATGTAATTAGTAAAATTTGTGGATCTGTTGATGAATCAGCTAATTTTAATCCCTGACAATCAACCAAAATAATATTATCATCTTCAAAATAATACATATCCAATCCAGTTGTGCAATGTTCATCAGTGTCTTGAACATCAAACATCGAACTGTTTGTTTTTGTAATATATGATGCAATACAGTTCAACAATGAAGACTTGCCTGTTCTGCCATTTCCAATAATTGTCAAAACTTTCACATTTTTATTGCCAATTGTGTCATCTAACTTTTCTGTCTTCAGTAACTCCAATTTGCCATCTTTTATCTTGATAAGAGGTAAAGCCTTTATAAGATCCATCTTGTGATGTGATATTATGTATAAATAAAGTATTTTCATTATGATTTTCAAATTTTTCATCAATAGATTGTATTTTTATGTTTTAGGTCGAATATCATATTATTTTTGAATTGCAATGCAATTTTTCCTTTATATTCTTCTGTGACATGAACTGGATATAAATCATAATTACTTAGCATTTCTCCAAACAATATTTCCATCATTGGAACTGCAATATATCTTCCAACACATGAATTTGGACTAGTCTGACTGCTAAATGGATTAAAATTTGCTCTTTCGATGTCATTAACTGCATCTGGATTAAAGTCATGAGGATCTTCTTTTCTGATGTGTCTTGCAAGAATAAAGTTTGGAATTAAAACAAGTGTATATGGTGGAAGTTTTGTGTCATTTATTTGTACACTGTTTTTGCCAACCTTTCTTGCCTGTAGCCAAACTGGTGGCGCCAATCGCATTGTTTCAAAAAAGAATTTTTTAGTATATTCTCCATTGAAATTCAAATATTTATGTTGTTCTTCAGTGACAATATCTCCTTTTAATTCTTCCATCATTTGTGTTGATGCTGTTGCTATTCTATAAATCATCGATGATATTGCAGAGTGAATATTTCCAAAGCCGACTTTTTCTAACATCAAAATCATCTCATGACCACAATCTTTATTTTTTGCTTCAATTTGGATATATAATGATCTAGAACAGTCTGGGCGTGCATCACCTAAGTCTGTTTTTAAACGTTTGAATTTTTCCACGGGTGACGTAACTCTTTTTGCAAAGCCATTTGCACAATTAATAATATCATATAGGTTTGTTTGAGACGGATTTTTGCCCAACAACACAACACAAAAAAATATTGCGACCAACTCATCCACTGCTTTTTTCAATTCAAAATTCGAAAAATTACTCATTTTTCCAAGCCATGTTCTGACATGAGGCAACATGATTTTATGAATAGATGTTTGAAGTGAATCTGTTTTCGCAAATGCATCTTGCAATGCATCTTTAAAATTCAATCTTAAATCATCATGAAAATCTGTTTTGTCACATCCAAATAAATTATTTTTACCAACTTGCTTTTTAATAATTTTGGCAGATCTGTTTCCAATAAATTGTTCTTTTTCATCACCATGTGTGTTCTTTACTAATTTCAATACTTCTTCTGCAGTTTTGGTGTCTGTTACAATGTATAAAGGACCAAAATAATCTCTGATCACAGGCATATTTGCTCCAAATATCTTCCATAATTTGAATTTATATGTATCACATAAACCCATATGTAAAAATCCATCTTTGGCAATATCCTTTGTCTTAACATCATTCATAAACTTATCTGCATTTTCTGCTGACGGAGTCTTGAGACAATCTGTATACTTAATAAAAGCATGTGTAATGTCCATAATTGATATATTGATTTATACTTTTTATTTTTGTTTATGTTTTTCAATTTTTATTTTAAAATTCATGTCGTAAGACATGAAATTTAAAATAAAAAATTGATTCTTATTTCATCTAAACACCACTGTTTAATAACATTATTCATCCTATGTAAAAATGGATTTCATTTGTGGCTGTGTTGGTGGTTTTGTTGGAACAATGATTTCGCATCCAATTGACACTATAAAGACGCGAATTCAAACGACATTCACATTGTCTCAAGCATTGAAATTGAGACAATTCTATTCTGGCATCACATCTCCACTTATTGGAATTCCATTAGAGAAAAGCATTGTTTTTGGCGTTTGTGACATTGCAAAATCATACAATTTGAATAGCTTTTGTAGTGGAGTATTAGCAGGCTTTACCAGTGTTTTGATTGTTACTCCAGTTGAATATTTTAAGATCAATTCACAAAATATGCATTCAATTAAATTGACAAGCATAAAACTAAAAAATGTTTACAGAGGAATTATACCTACAATTTGTCGAGAATCATTAGGTTATGGGATTTATTTTACTACATATGACACTCTGACACAAAATTATAATAGTGAAAAAAGTCTATGGAAGTGTTTTATCTTTGGTGGAATTACAGGAATCACCAGCTGGGCTGTTATTTTTCCAACAGATGCAGTAAAGACTGTTATGCAGGATACAAATAGCGGTTCTAAAAACACTGGCGATATCATAAGAAGTATTTATAAACAAAAAGGAGTAATGGGATTTTATAAAGGATTTAATTTTGCTATTATGAGGGCAATTCCATTACATGCAGGAGTATTTGCAGGATATGAATTAAGTAAACAAATGTTTTACTTACATTAGAAGTCTTAAATGATTAAGGGTCCTAATGGAAGTTGTTTGGGGATGATGATAGGATAAACTTAGTATACAGATTTCTCAATATACAAGCTATTCTACTCTGACTAGAGTACAGCATTATTCTACTCTGACTAGAGTACACCAACTGTTTGTGATTTTTCTAATCATCGATACAAAACTATTCTGTATCAATGGATGTCACACATCATACACATCAGATGAACCACAAAAAACATCTGTGTATTTTCATTTATATGACATATTATATCGTTTATTTAATGGGGCATTCAGGCATTTTGGCGTTTCAATTTTTATTTATATAGTAACTTATTTCTTAAAAGAAATAAGTTACTATATAAATAAAAATTCTAATGCCAAAACATGAATAATAAAACATAAATGTTTTATTATTCATGTTTCTGGCGTTTCAATTTTTTTATTTATAATTTGGTCTAATGACCAAATTATAAATAAAAAAATGATGGAATCGCGTACTAGCGATTCCACAATTTTTCTTATGTTGAATTTTTAGGACTGTTCAATGCCTTCAATAAAGACCCTTATTTTGTTTAATTTTGCATCAAATTCATCTAAATTTATTTGTTCATTTATTAATTCTTTATTTGATTCTTCTAACTGTTTTGTAAAATCGTCTAATTTGTGTTTAAACTTGTCCAAACTATGTTTAAATTTATGAATTTCTGTTGTGATTCTATTTGATTCAACAATGCAGTTTTCTAAAGCAATTTCATAATCATTTAATTTTTTTTGTACTTTAACAAGTTCATCCATAATAATAAAGATATATTTTTACGTTGTTAAATAAGTTTTTCTTCTTTCAATCAATCTGTCAAGTCTTTCTTTTAAATCATACATTTTTTTATAATTAACGTCTAAATCATATTGCACTTTTTCTAATTTTAATGATTGGATATATGCATTATATTTTATACTTGACAAATCATTTGAAAAATCAGTCAGGTCGCATTTTAAATTGGCTAATTTTGATTTATTGTCAACTAAATCTGATTTTACATTACTGATTTCTCCCGTGATGTCCATTTTACTTATAATAAATAAAAAATATATGTTGTAGGATGTTCAAGTTTCAAATTTCTTTCACAATAATACCATTTCTCGTTTTTCCAATATCAGTTCCCTTATTTATGATGACAGTCTTGACTCTTGAAAGATTCTTATTTTGTAAAAATCCTTTGTCAAATGGAATTGAACAGTTGTATAATGCAATTGTCTGTAATTTTGATGGAGTTTCATATAATACTTTTAAATTTTCTGTTGATGACACATTTACAAACTTAAGTGATTTTAAATTTGGAAATTTTGATAGTGTTGATAGATTATCAATTCTATTAACAATATAATCAAGTCCTCCATGAGCCATATTAACAATAATTAATGATTCTAAATCTTCTAATTCGACTAAATCATTGAAATCAATAATGTATTTATACCTTGGATTTTGAAATACTATTTGCATTTTGTCAGGATCTGAAGATGGTTTTTCCGCGTTCAAACATTTGCTTCTGTTTGAACTAGCACCATGGTCGCTTTTTATAACTACATTTCCGAAATACTGTTGCGCATTACTAACATTATTACCACTGTAATTGATGCTTACAGGATCACAATCAAATTTAATACCCATTTCGATTTTATCAATAATGTCTTGTGTCAAATAGTCTGCAATACATAAGTGTTTAATTTTTGTATTTACTCTTGTTCCATAAACCATTGTAAAAGTTGGCACACTTTTTAACATTGATATTTCATTCATCAAATCTTCAAGTTGTTGTGTTAGAGTTTCATTTTCCTCTTTCAATTCTTTGAACTGTTTTAACATATGTTGTTTTAATGACAATGTATCTAATTTTTGTGACTCTGTTCTTATACAGTCACATGTAACTTTTAATTTGATGATTTCTTTGTATACAAAATTAAACGTCAATGATTCACCATCATCATTAATTGAATAATAATCTATTTCATCATCATCTTCAGAAACTACTTCTTTGAAACAAGTTGTAATGATTTCACATATGTCTAATCCAATATCTTTATACATTGCATAATCACTTAGTGGCTTGTTTGCTTGATATCTTTTATTATTTGCTTGATTGTATACATCAATTTGGAAGTTTGATGCATTGGATATGTAATGAATCAAATAATTTCCATTAGTGATGTCCATTTTACTGATAATAAATAAAAACATATATCATAAGATGTTTGACTATCAATTTTTTATTCAACCTTAAAAATGTCAATAATAACTCCATCTTCATTCCATTTTATAGATTTTAATCGCACTCCATTGTTATATAGTGTTTCTTCAGCTAATTTTCCGTTTTCATACCATTTTAAATATTGTTCATCATATGTTCCTCCATTGATCGTGACACATTCTAATTTTCTATTGCCATTTTCGAACCACTCAATGTATTTTCCAGAATTATCTTCCCAGTTGCTAGGAAATTCTCCATCACTTTTAAAATAAGACTTTTGATTGCCATTTTCATACCATTGTTCAAAAACTTCCAAGCCATTAATTGGAATACCATCAAAATATCTATGTGATTGTAATTTTCCATTCTTAAACCATATTTTCTTGTCGCCATTTCCATACTCTTCTGACTTCTTTGTGCCATCTTTATACCATTCTAGCCATTTTTTAAGACACCGTTTTCCTTTTATTCTTTCGTATGCAAATTCCAGAGATGTTTGTTTATTGTCATGCCATTCTGTTCCTCTTATGCATCCAATGGAATCATATTCATGATCTGATTTTTTATTGCCATTATCATACCATTTTAACCAGTTTCCATAGGGATTATTATTTTTATATTCACATTCTTCTGCCAAAATTCCATTTGTGTGCCATTTATAAAATTTTCCATTCGTTTTGCCATTTATATAAATATAATCTTTTATAAGTCTGCCATCATCATTCCATTCTTTATATTCTGCATCAGTAATAGCATTATAATCTATTTCATAATATATTGCTCTATAATATGCTGGTTCTATGGTCAAAAAATATTCTTTTTCACAGATAAATTCCTGTCCAACAACATATTCAAAACCATCTGCCATAGACTGTCTTAGACATTCTTCTAGATCATTTACATCAAATATCTTTTCTACATAAAATTTATTTCCTGTATAGCGTGCATATTTTTTGTCGTATACTTCTCTATTTTCATCTGTCACAATGTCTACCAATTTCTTCAATATAATGACATATTCATAATATTGATGATAGACACATTCGGGAATTGTTAAGTATCTATTATACTTTTCAATTACATCTTCTAATGTTTTCATTGTTAATCATATTAAATAAAATCTTAAGCGCATTACTGATTAATTATCATTTTTTTATTGATTTTTCTGTCGCTAAACAAGATGATAAAATTCACATCAAAGGATATTCCAAATCATATTATTTTTCCATTATCATAGTAATGAGACTCTTTTATAGTGCCATCCACATTCCAGTGTGTATATTTTCCATGTTTTTCTCCATTTTTATATTCTGCTTCATACATTTTATTTCCATTGTAATACCACCACAGTACTTTGTGAGTTGCTTTTTGATATCCAATAGAATATGCTGGTTCTAATGTTAAGAAATAATAAATGCCCTCTGTGTTTGTCAAATGAAAATGTTTTTCTTCAATAACTTTACCCTCAATATATGTCAAATGCTTATGTGGATAAATTGTATTTATGACTTCAATTACATCTTCTAAAGTTTCTATATCGATAATCTTTTCAACATATAACTTATTTGCCCTAAATGTTGCAAAGTTCCTCTGGACAATATTGCTTCTTAATTCATCTGTAACAGTATCTTCTAATTTTCTTAAAACAACAATAGAATCATCACATTTTTTAAATACACATAATGGATTTTCGATATAGACTTTTAGCTTATCGCTAATTTGTTCTAATGTTGTCATTTTTAACCATAATAAATAAAGTATCAATATATTACTATCTAATAATCAATTTTTATTTATGTTTTACAATACATAAGTAAAAATAAAAAATTGAAAAGTCAAATAGTCTATACATACAAATATAGTCAAACTACACACAATTGCAAGACTGCCAAATTACATTACATATCTATGACAAAATGAGGGAGTTACTTCTCGAAGAAATAATAAAGAAATATGATAAGTATATTAATGACTATTCACCACCTCCTGAAAAAAGAGAGTATGTTACTATTGTCATTTTGAAAAAGTTAGATGATGATCAATTTAATGAAATAAAAAATAGACGTCTAAATATTAATAATGACTCTCCAAATGATGACTCTAATTTAGATCATGATTCTGAATATGATGAAAACTCTTATTTAGATCGTGATGAAAACTCTAATTTAGATCATGATTCTGAATGTGATGAAAACTCTTATTTAGATCATGATTCTGAATATGATGAAAACTCTTATTTAGATCGTGATGAAAACTCTTATTTAGATCATGATTCTGAATATGATGAAAACTCTTATTTAGATCGTGATTCTGAATATGATGATGACTCTAATCTAGATAATATCAATAATATCAATAATTTGAATTATTATAATTCTAACATGATTACAACATAGTTTATTTAAAATTGAAAATATATTTGAAAGACTATATAAGCATTACAAAATTTATTATATCTATGGCTGAAATGGAAGACACAAAAAGACGGTTTGAATGTTATTATGAATACAAAACATATATAGATAAAATTGGAAGATACGGTGGCACAAAACCAAAATACCCTGCAATAAAAGCACTTGGAAAAATTATCAGTACACTAGGAAAGAGATATAAAACTGGTGACGACATACGTATTGTGGCTGTTGAGATTACGCCCAACTCACAAGGCAAAATGTTTGCATTTAATGGATGTCAAAAAACACTTGATGTGCCAGTCATTCTAGAAATCCAAGACGGAAAAAAGATCGAGTATAAAACCCATAATCATATTACAAAAATGTGTTTGTCTGAATGTAATTCTATTGTTGATCATATCAATAATCTTAAAAAAACTTATGATTGTTTTTATGAAATAAACGCTTGTTCGCGCAAAATTATCATAAGATTTAAAAAATATATGGGTGATGCAATTAATGAATTTTTAAACGTCGCAGTAAATGATATTTGTGACAACATCAAAACACAGTACAAAGACATCACTAAATTTCAACTTGTTTTTGTCAACTGTCATACGATTAAATTTCATACATATGAGTATGATATTTCACTTAACGAAATTTCTCCAGTTGAACGACCATCTGACAATTTGGCAACATACGCACATAATTATTATATGTCACATGCGAGTCATTTAGACAGTCCAGAAGAAGAATTAGAAGAAGAATTAGAAGAAGAATTAGAAGAAGAATTAGAAGAAGAATTAGAAGAAGAATTAGAAGAAGAATTAGAAGAAGAATCGGGAGAGGAATACAAGGAGATGTGGGAACAGTGTGATGACTTACGCGCTTTATTGAGAAAAAGTAAAAAAACTATAGAACATTTAAAAAACAAGAATCAAGAATATGCAGATACTATAAGTGAATACACAAAGAAAGTTGAATCTTATGAAAAAAAAGAAAAAGAATATGTTGATACAATTGTAAAATTGAGTATTCAGCTAAAAGAGACAAAAATTTTATTGGCAGATATGGTGGTAAAAAGTATATAAATTTATTTAAGAATATAATACACATTATATTATATCATGAAAGATATTGTAGAATCACTTATTAAAACTGGCAGACACTACCATTTATTTACAAAAATCGACAATTCCTATGTGGTTCCTGTGAAATTAAGGACAAAATTAGATTTTGTTTTCTTGATTGATGGTAATAAAATAAATACAAAAATAAATTAAAATTGTCTTATTCAATAAATAAACTCACATCAAATCTTGCAGTATAATCTGTGTATGGATTCCATACGATGATATTATTTTCCATCCATTCTAGTGCTTTTACTTCATTTTTCAGTGGTATACTAAAACAATGATCGAATGTCAATGTTTTTCTTACATCAAGACGTTTTCCATTGTCTGCAATAATTGCCAACAATGATGAATCTCCTTTCCATGCAAACCCTAATCCAGAAAATGTCATTATTTTGCACATATTATGTGTTTGTTTTATATATACTTTATCTTTTACATAATAGGTTATATACTTACCATCTGGTGACAATTTTGCATAATCATTTATTGTTATATATTCTTTTCCAAATTTGCGTTCAAATTCATTTATCGTGATCAGTTCATCCATTGTGACAAATGATCTTTCGCCATTAATAATTTCAAATAGTTCTTTATCACAAAAAATTGGAACAGTATAACTCACACTTTTTACATTATGCCATTCAATATTTTTATTGAATTTTGCTACATACAAAACTATTCCAAAGTTATATGTCAATAAAATATATATGGTATGATTATCTGCTCCATTGTCAATATGCCATCCTATATCTCTAAGGTGAAAGGGACAATATATGAAACTATTAATACGTTTAAATATGATCAGACGTGAAATATCGTCACATATGTTTCTATCTGAAAAAGTATGTATTAAATCGCCATTTATGAAACGAATACATACAACTCCTTTTTCATCATACCATGACGGATATTCATTGAATAAAAATTTCAGTGGATACTCTGCAATTGTAAATGAATATGGAATATTGTAGTCGCCAGTATAACATCGCTGTTCGACTTTCATAGATGATCGTATTTTCCCTTCAAAAGTCATCATCGTCAGAAACCATGCTGTTTGGATATGCAATATATTTTCGGGACATTTTTGCCATTTTATAAAACTATATGGTTTTACATAACTAGTAGATTTTATAAAACTATATGGTTTTGCATCACCAGTATATTTTGTTATTAACTTGTCATTCAAAAAAATAGAAATTGAATCAGTCAACCATGATATAATAGCAATATATATATTTCCACTTCCGTCCGCCTTAACACAACACATATTTCTATTTGCATTATGACAAACTAACTGGTATTTTTTTTTATTGTTTTGTTGTTCCTCTTTGCTTATTGTTAAACTTTCACTTTTGATTACAATTGGATGAAGCAAAAATGATTTTATGATAGAATGGACAAAACGCAAATCATCTCTGATTGTGATCTGCAGTTTGTCGAGATCTTCTTTTGTTTCGGTCGCCATTTTGACGATAGCTTTCAATGAAGCATAATTACAAGATTGTTGTTAGAACTTTTACAAATTTAACATTTCAATTTTTTATTTTTACTTATGTGTCAAGACACATAAGTAAAAATAAAAAATGATAAAATTGCGAACTAGCGATTTTACAATTTTTCTTCATCAACAAATATACTTGTGTCAAACGATACAAGATAATCATTATATGGATTCCATGCAATAATATTAGATTCCAGCCATTTAATTGCTTTTATTTCATTTTTAACAGGAATACTAAAATAGAAGTCAAATGTGGATGGTTTTCTAATATCTATTCGTCTTCCATTATCCACAATGATTGCCAATAAAGTCGAGTTTTTTTTCCATGCAAAACCAAGTCCAGACAGCATTATTATTCTATTCATAAATGATTTATGTCGAATATAAATCTTGTCTTTTACAAAATAGGTTAAATATGTGTTGTTAGGAGACCATTTTGCATAATCATTTTGTGATATACATTTATCACCAAATTTTTCGTGTAATGTGCAATCGTTTTTAGTTTCATAATATTCTTTGTTACAGAAAATTGGTATAAAATCTTTTAAATACCATTCTGTATCACAAAGCTTTGCTTTAAGAAAAAATATTCCAATGCCAAATGTCAAAAGAATATATGAATATTCAGTACCTTTCTTATATGTTTTTATCCATTTTATTTTTTTCAGATGATATGGACAATCTGCTGGATATTCACACTTATGCTCTTCAATACGCTGAAATGATTTTGGATATAAATATGATGTTGATGTAAATTGATCGTGATACATGCTTCTAAATGTAAAGGAAATATAGCCATTTTCAAATGTATACCCGCCATTGGTACTTGATATAATATTTTTATATTTATCATATTTTTTTTCAGTTTTATATTCGATTTTCTTTGTAGCTTTCAGTACTTTTCCCCTATGCATAACAAAAACGTTCTTATTATCATTCTCAGTTATACATAGAAGCATCACTGAAATGTTAGAAATAGTTCTATCACGTTGCCAGCATAATAAATCCGGACATATTGATTCTCTATGTATTTTTATATTATCATCATATACAAAAACACACGAATCTGTAGATGATATATATGCAATATATCTGTTGTCTGGACAGATTTTACACATTTTCCGATGTGTCACCAGTGATGTTGTACATTGTTCCTTTTTAGGTTCTATTAAAGTTAATTCATAACAAAATGATTTTATAATATGTAACACAGGACTTAATTTGTCCATCAGTGCAACTTTTAATAAGTCTGGATCAGCCATTTTTAAATGATAACTATAAATGAATATGTATGTAAATAAATGTTTCAATTTTTCAAATATCGAGAAAAATTGAACTATTGACTGTCTAAAATTTGATGAGACATATAATTAAAAAAATGGCTGAATCAATTGGTGATATTGATAATTATATCATCAATCTAAGAACTATTGACAATAAGACTTTTGAACTTACTGCAACATGTGGTGACAAAATTTTTATTAAAATCGTAACAGAGGATGATATTAAAAAAATATCATCTTTATGTGAAATTTCTCCATTTCTCATTAAGAAAACACTTGAGGAACATCTACACTCAGATAAGAAACACTCAGCATTTTTTAGATTTACATATGCACCAAACAAAATTACACTGACATATGATATTGATATGAACCATGTATCTCAACCAATAACATTTGACCTAACTGAATACACATTACATACAATTGACAAAAAATTGACAGATTTAAAAATAGAATTAAAAAAAGATATTTTAGAATATCATATTTTATCATCATGTGATTACGATGATAAAGATAATGAGTTTGTATACAATTGTGATTTAGGCTCTGCCAGAAAAAAACATATAAATAAATTCAAAAATTTAATAAAAAATTATTATGTAAAAAACACTGTTGTATATAGAGATATTCATGATAATAGCGGGTTAAGAAATTCAATTTGTGAAATTCAACCACTTGTTTGTGAAATCAGCAAACATTGTTTACATATTCATGGATGGATGGTTGAAGGTGATGACTTTTTCCTTGTTGAAAGGAAAGAGGGATATAAAGTATGGTTACAATTGCCTTTTAAATTTAAAAGAAATATTATTTCAAATGACAATAAATATTTTATAAATAGAGATGGAGTATTAACTTCTAATATTATTACTGATTGTGACTCTATTTTGAAAGATAAAGAAATTATATTAAAAAATGATATAATTAATCCTGTAAAGGGCACATATGTGATAATTGACACCACTTTCACGTTGTCTGAAAAGCCTATGCCAAAAGCTTGATATATTTTTTTATTATGTGGATTCTGCTGATGTAGAAGAACTGGCCATTGCTACTATTGTTGTGATAATCGCAAGCACACAATATATTATAAGTGAATAAACAAACATTTTGTCATATGGTTTGCTCATATTTATAGCTGATTTTTCAAGAAGGTAATCAGTTCTATCTCCAGTCTTAATAGGAACGTTACTTTCTGTGATTATAGGAATCCAATATTTTATTCCAATAAGGACTGGCAAGGTTATAATCAATAATAATGGAATATATTTGTTCACTTGGTTTTTAGGTGCATATATATTTGTTGCAATGGATGCCACTAAACTCACAATTAATCCTACAACACCAATTATCCATGGAACAAATTCAACATTTCTGTTATTGCTATAACCCCAAAAATACCCACCATAAACCATTGCTAGACATATCAATAAAATTACTATGACTGCACCATTTATGTATTTTTCGTTCATGCTATATAAGAGATGCTTATTTTTTTTTATTAAAAATTGATAATTTAAAATTATAGGACATTTATTGTGAAATTATTAGTCTTTGCCACATGAAACAATGGAACTAACTTTACCATCAGTCTTGTGGAGTAAAATAACTGGCTATTATGATAAAATAATATATGATGTAACAAGTACAAAATGGTATAAATCATTAGACAAAAGCAAATTTAAATTATATGAAAACACATACTATTCATTAGTCTCTATTGTAAAACATCCCACAGACAATATATTTGCATGTTTAAAACATCTGTATTTCTGTGAGAACTACGATAGAACATTTTTGTTCAGTGTTGTTGAAATATGGAAAGATAATAATTTGGAATATGAATATAAATGTAATGATACTTATCAAATAGGATGGCGACAAAAAAATTTTGATAAAATAACAATATGTGACACACAAATATATTTATATGCTTCAAGAGGCTGGTTGTGTCGCATGTGTATGGATTTAAAGCATATCAGTCGTGGGTTTTGTGGTGTACCGGTGGGTGGCACCGAATTTTTAAACCTTTCGTCTGGAATAACCATGTACACAATGTCAGATGGTGGATATCTTATATATGGAAATCAAAATAAAAATATTGAAACTGGAATAACTTGTTCAGCAGCACATCCAACACATGACATAGTTGCATTTGGAGACAAGAAAGATGTAAATTTATATTGGTATAAATATGATAAATTAAATTTTATTGGCAAATTACAAACCAGAAGTGATATGATTATTGATACATGTGATTGCTGCCCAGAACAACCTAAATACAATTGTCCATTATTTATTGTGGGTATCGAATGGTTAAAAGATGGCAAATATATTTGTTTTTGGAACAGACATTGTTTAGACATATGGAAATATGACATCGATTCACTAGAATTTACAAAAGTTAAACAAATACTGTTTTGTCCGTCGTATCACACGCCAAAAGAAGAAGATCACTGGGAAGAATATATGATTGATGAATATCGTGGAAGATCACTTGATAGAGAACGTTATAAAAATGCTGTCAAAATAAGTCCTGATTCAAAGTATATAACATATATCCTAAAAAATATTGTATATATTAGACCAATGAACAATCTAAATAAAGTTATGAAATTTAATGCATTAGGTTTTGCATGGAAAGAAGATTCAACACATATTGTATTTATATCACAATGTGGAAAAAAATTATTTTTGTTTCGTGTGACTGATGATAATTTTGTATTAAACAAAATAAAAAATTTAAATTGTGAACAACAAATGATAAATATTATGTGGGCAAACAAATTTGATGTTATGGTATGGAATCCATTGAATGAACAGTTTATAATAAATTTAGAATTCTAATCGTTTTACTTGTTCATTTTTTAATCTATGTTTTTTGCCATAGATTAAAAAATGATAAAATTATCCGCTTTGCAACATGTATCAATATGGTATTGCAAGTTGTTCTGCCTTGAATTTAACAACTATTTTATTATTCTTAATAAAATCACCACAAATATTATTAATATATTCCTTTATTTTTGCAAGATGATTGTCGGTAATTTTGAAGTAATATCCAACATGAAATACATTTTTATGAACTGACATACTTGTGACAGAATCACAATAGGAAATTATTTTTTGCATGTTTTTCTTTCTTTTAATGCGTTCTTTCAATATTATATCTTCTCTCACAAATTCCAACTCCACATCGATATTGTGTGATTTTATAACTTCACTAAAATATTTTTTACAACTTTCTATTTGTGCCTCTGTTAAAAAATAGTTATATGGAACTATCAATATAACTTTATTTACTTTTTCATCAATTTTTGTTGTGAGTAATTCTCTATGTACAAATTGATCTATATTTCTAAATTCTATTTTATTTATTTTTTTAATTATATTGTTATTTTTCATTCTGTGACATATGTTCCTAATAAAGTCAAACATTTTACAATACCAATAATCAAGATATGTATTTTTTATTACAGTTTCAATTTTTCTTTATATATCAGCTTATTTCCTTTAGGAAATAAATTGATATATAAAGAAAAATTCTAATGTCAATTTTTTTATTAAATAAAAAAATGATAAAATTCCCGCTAGGGATATATTTCAATTTTTTTATTTAATACCAGTCGCTATAATTTGATGGATGACACCTCTTACTAGATGAGACGCTTGAAAGAACAGTGAAGAAGTAATTAACTGTTTGATCTTCTAAAGCAGCTTCCAGTGTTGAATAACAATAATAGTCTTCGGGTTCTTCAACAATCTCTCCAACACGTAATACATTAGTAAATGATTTATGTTTTAGTTCAGTTAATTCTTTTAGATTACCTACATTTATAATCTTTTCGACTTTAGCTTTGTTGACCAACAATTCTTTTATTATTGGACATACACGTGCAACAGTACCTCTTACTTTTTCCATAATTATAATGTAGTCTAGAATAGATACATAGATATATTTTGAATCATCTGAATAGGCATCATACTTCTTCTTAAGAGTTTCCATTGTAATGATGTTGTCTTTGCAAAATACTAATGGTAAGAAGGGAATAAGTTATAAATAAATGATATTTTAAATATTTAAGTTTTCAATTTTTTTATTCATAATAACAATTTAATTTTTGCTGCACATTCTATCCATTTTTTTGTATTGTGTGCCATTGCAGTTTCTAATTCAACATCAGTAAATGTTGTAAGATTATCCATATTGAGTTCATCATATTTCACTCCATTTTTATCAATAATTTTGTCACATTCATTCATCATTTCTAGAAGTTGCGAATATCTGTCATCCCACATATACACATCCTCCTCATTTGCTTTTAGGAAAATTTTAGTGAACAGGGGGTTTGATTTTAAATTTTGATTATTCAATTTGTCAATATTTTTTATGTCATACAGAATTTTAAATGATCTATCCAACAAAGCCTCTTCATGCGACATTCCAAATCCCCTCAGACCCCAGTGATTGCCAAAAGTATTATATACAATCAAACTAACAATTGCCTTTCCAGTTTCTTCATCACACTCTACTTCACTATTATTTAAGATTGCATTACATACATGACAAATTTTCTTTTTCAATTCATCATTATTATTGAGTGAAGCAAAATCGTATTTCTCATCCATCAAATAAGTTTTATTTCTATATTTTTCATGTAATTTTACAATCAACTTTTCTAATTTAGCAACTCGTTCCATCACTTTATCATATTCACTTATTTCAAGGTTAAGAAATTTGTTCATGTCTTCCAGAGTTCCATTGATAGACGTAGTCAAAAATTCATGCCATTGCTCATAAGTAGTAAAATCCATAATTACAATAATAATTACTATTGGTTAGTAATTATTATGTTACAGTTTCAATTTTTCTTTATATATCAGCTTATTTTCTTTAGGAAATAAGTTGATATATAAAGAAAAAATCTAATGTCAAAACATGAACAATAAAACATTTATGTTTTTGCAATTTTTTTATTTATTTTAACAATCTACATAAGACAATAAACTTACTGTTAGAAAACAGTATACTGTAAATGGATAAATAAATAGTTTATCATATGGTTTTTCTAAATTGAAAGTTGCTTTTTCGAGTAATTTATGAGTCGTATCACCTGTTTTTATACTTGCATCACTTTCAGACACTATTGGAAAAGTGATTTTGGCTAGTACAAGAGGAAAAACAGGAAGGAACATCATAGTTAAAAATAGTCTTTCTATTTTAAAATTGTCACTGTTATACATAATATATATTTGTGCTATGAGTACCAATATAACTACAGCAACACTTACTCCACCTAAAAACCACTGATTCATATCAATTGATTTGTTAAATTTATATCCCCAAAAATATCCACTGTAAACAAGAATTAAACATATCACCAGACTAACAATCATTGCAATATTAATTTTTTTCCCCATGCTATATAAAATATAACCTAATTATTTTTTTTATGATTGAAAATTAAGTTTGTGTAATTTTTATATACTTTTTACCTCCATATATGTCATATTTTACATATAAATAATGTTAATATCAATTTTCACAACAATAAAATGGCAATGGTCTATTTAGGCAAAGTGCAATTCTTGCCGTTGCTTCTTTAAGAAACCTAATATCAACATTAAGCTCATACAGTTTTTCACTGTCACAAACATCTTTAACCTGTTTGAATAATATGTCTGTTTGTTCTTTTGACATTTGGTAGTGATATCCAAAGTAGAATATCATTTTACCATTTTCTTCTTCACGAAAAAGACTTGATATTGGGATATTTTTATCATGTAAAATTTTCCATATAATTTCTTCTTTCTTATCATACAATTTTTCTAATTTTTTCCTCTTGTAATTGTTATATAAATTACGTAGGTATTCCATTTTAACATATAATTTATTTATTACATTATCTAGATGATAAATAAATCAATTTTTTCTTTTATTATTTATATATTCTTCTTGATAAATGATTGTAGGGTCGTCAGGAATTTTTTTTTGTTCACAATGCTCTTCATTGTCGTCATAATCATAATCGTCTTTGATAAGTTTTTCACGACATGTCACTCTGACCCATCGATTGAGTGTTTTATCCATAATTTCAGTTATGACTTCAATTTCTACATCGGGTGATCCATCCATGTGATAAGTATTGAATTTTCCACTTTGTATTATAGGAATCGATGATGACAATTGTATATCGACATCTACCTCACAACAATGATAATACGCCTGTTCTAATGTCAAAGTATATTTAAATGATTGTATCCATTTAGATTCATTAACTATATATTCATCTGCACTTTTTTTTGTGGTTACTATGGTTCCAACAACATAATTTATTTTTGGCAGACGTTCTTGCCAATCATAATCATAATATCCCGAAATACTGTCATATTCTACTAAAGTTTGCATATTAAATATTTTTTCAACGTAAAATTTATTACCACAATACCATGCATGTAATTTATCATGGATATTTGTTCTTGATTCATTTGTAATTGTGTCTGGCAATTTTTTTAAAATAATAATTTTTCTATAATCATATTCATCTTTCTTATACACATAAGATGTGTCATCTGTATATTTCTTATATGTTTTTTTAACTTCTTCTAATGTGACTACATTTTGTACTTTTATTTCATCATCATTCACAATATTTGTTCTATTTCCTCTGCACATATCTTTATATTTCTGATCAATAGTTAAATAATATTCAATTCCACGATTTATATAATAATCATGATCAGTTATCATATTTATATCGATAATGGTTCCGGCAACTAAATATGGTTGCAATTGATCCCAACTGTAATAAAAATTAACTTGTGGCAGTTCTGTTACATATTTGCCATCAATATCAATGATTTTTTCAACATAAAATTTGTTTCCTTTAAATAATCCCTTGTCTTTATCAACTATATTTGTAATGGTGTCATCAAGTTTTTTCATAATTACAATATTTGTTGATGGGCCTTTTAAAAATACATATGAATCATCATTCATGTATTGGATATAAAGTCGTTTAAGGGCATCTAATGAAATCATTTCTATTTTTAATATGTGAATACATACTAAATATAGGAAATAAACAAATCAATTTTTATTATTTGTCAAAAACCTCAATTCAATATCATCATCTATTAGATCTTTAATATTTTCCATAAACTCAATATCGTCATGTAAGTAAATAGAATAATACACCTTCAATAAAATTTTATTATCTTTAATATCAACGATATATCCTTCACAATCCATATTTGTTTTCATCTCTCTGTCCATTATATTTACAATATTTTGTCTTTTTTTATTCAAACACCAATTATCATAAATCTTCTTTACATGCATTAAAATATATTATGACTATATTTTTTTCTCATATCATCAATAAATGAATTATATATTTCATTTTTTCCTTTGTCCTTCATAAATTCTTCTCTTAACAATTCAATGAGTTCAATAAATACTTTACAATTATCACTATTGCTGTTTCCATACGACGCTAAACCAAAATCGACAAATGATATTGTATTGTTCAACACAACAATATTTTTCAAATTGAACTCTGGATAATATATATTATTTAAAGTCAATGTGTCAAACAAATTTGCAAGTTGGTATTCCCAATCTAATGGCAACATGAACTTATCAAATAATGAATCACCCATATATGTTGTTCTTATTACTAAATTGGTTTCGTCATATGACATCAATTGTGGCATATTTGGTATGCTTTTTAATTTTTTCAACATTGCAATCTCTCTCTTAAAAATTTCCACATTATTATTATGCTCATCACGAGTCCATCTTAATTTACTGTTATATTCCTTTATTATAATGTTATTCTTTTTTAACAAATAAATGCTTGACGAACAGCCAAAATTATATGCCTTGATAATTTCATTTGTTGTATGATCAATTGTGTTATGTGATTTAAATGATTTTAATACATATTCAATATCTTCAATGACAGCTGTTTTCGAAAAAGGTTTATTATACAATTGATGATACACAACTGATTCTATTATGTTATTTGCAATATTGTTATTATATTGTTCATTGTCCAAAAGATAACCATTTGTATATCTTACACAAATATCTTCTAATTCCTGTTTTATTTTATTTAATGAATTAATAACATCTGGTATGTCATAGACATTCAATTTGTCTCTCATACTATCAATAATATCATCTTTTACATTTTCAAATATTGTTTTCATACAATCATTTTTCACAATGTAAAAATGAAGACCACAATTAATAATATCCCAGTCTTCTGGGATTGATTTAATATTTTCTTCTAATTTTGCAATATCACTTATGTAAATGTCATCTTCAACAACAATTGTATAATTTTCAAAATTCAAATAACCATGAATTAATGCTTTAAGATGAGAATAATTATTTATGTCATCGATTTTTACATATTCATTTATGAATTTTATATCTTTTTCTACATTCTTTGAATCACAATTCATTTCAACAAATGTTCCATCTGGTATACATATTTTTTTCAATTCTTCTTTACATGATTCTAATTGTCTTATATTTTCCTTTTTATTAATTACAACACAATTGGTACTCAATGATGTTTTAAAATAAGGCTGAAGCAATTTCACAATCTCAACAGTTGTATTTGAAATTTTATCTGTCTTATTCTTTACAAATTCTGCATCTTCATTTTTAGATCTAAAGTGATTCATAATACAGTCCTTTAATTCTTCTGGGAATTTGTCAGTGGGCACCAATAAACCATATTCGTTTTTGGTAACATGTATTGATGGCGAATAATTGTATTTTGTTAAAATCTGATTTCTTTTATCATATCCCCTACTATTTAAACTACCATGATAGTGATGTTTTATAATTCCTGGAACATACCCTAGTCTGCAATTTCCTACTTTTTTTTCAAATTCTTCAAATGATCTTCCATAATCTTCGCTAATGTCATAAGATAACAATGATTTATAATTTGATATAAAACATAATGCCATAACCATATCCCCATCACCAGTAATACAATTTTCATACAATCCACCCATCTTATCATAAAATTTTCTTGTACATGCCCATGCAAATCCTGGGTGCCAAAAGCTATTTATATTTTTAATACTAACACTCCTTTTTGTTTTTTTTGTATGCTGAAACCCAAAACCACTAAATATATGTTCAGTATTACCTTCTATATCAGTAAACAAACATTGACTGAATAACTGAACAACATCGCAACATCCATTCAATATTTTTAATGTGTTTAATGTCCAATGTGGATCATCAAATTCAATGTCACTGTCAAGCCATGCAACTGCTTTCCAATTTTCAGGCAATAATCTTTTTATTCCTATATTAATAATATTTTCCTTGTGCCAAATTGGGCTGTGGTCTGTACGTAATCTTAAATGATTTGGATTAGTGTCATCTGTTAAATAAAAATTCTGATCACCATATGCCAATTCAACAACGTATAATATGACATTATCCTCATCTTTCATTCGTCTTATAAACTCTTTTGCCAAAATGTATCTAATAGCAGAAATTGTAGGACTTGACACAACTATTATGACATGTAATTTGTCTTCAATAGGGTCATTGTTCAATATGGCTTTCCGAATAAGATTCTCATGATACCGAACATTGTCAATTTCGATGTTGTTTATAATTGTCATCTATATATCATATTTTTTACAAAAAATTTGTATTTTTACCAACATACAAATTCTTTTCATGATAAATCAATCTCAGTCGCATAAAATTCTTTTGCAATATATTTTTTAATACAATGAATCATTATTCTGGATTGACTTGAAGCAGAAATTGTATTTGGATATTGACTAAAAATTGGATAATCCAAATTATTTATGTCACATATTTCATAAATGTTATGTAACACAAAATTTTGTGGCATTTTTGATTCTTCCGGAATGACTTCTACTTTTTCAAATTGTATTGTCTTATTATCAATCCATTCTTTTAATAGTTTGTCATCCCATATCAAAGGCAAATTCGCAAGGGAACAATAGATAAATCTCATATTATAATCACTAAAATTTTTTTTACTACTCATCATATAAAACATCTCCATTGCTTCTTCGGATGGCTTATATGTTACAATGTCAAAGAATGATTCATACTTTCTTCCATGTATATCAAATATAAAAATGCCATTAGGGCGAACAACAAGAATTTGTGTTATAGGTTTAATTACTTCTGCCATTTTGATAATATATAAAACAACATGATATATTAGGAAACATGTTCAATTTTTTATTTTGTTCTACACACATATATCATTTATAAATACAGCGTCAAACATTAATTGTCCATATTCAGACCATTGTCGAACTGTCCCATTTACTTTACCATCAATATATTGAGAATATTGATATAATTGACCATTATCAAACCAGACAAAATGATCTCCATTAAAAGTTCGTCTGTCAAGTTCTAAATAATATGCAGGTTCTATTGTTAGGAAATAGTGAATTCCTGCTGAACAAATTTTGTGAATATCTGTATCATAATCCTTTTCCTCAATAATTTCTCCCATAACATATGTTAATTGACTATTTTTATATACAGATTTCACAGATTTTTCTTCTTCTAATGTTACAATATTAAAAATATTTTCAACATAAAACTTATTTCCCCTAAATTTGGCATATTTTTTGTTTACAACATTGCGTCTTTTTTCATTTGTAATTGTATCTTCTAATTTTTTTAAGGTGACAATTGAATTAGAACATTTTTTGAATACATATAATTGATTTCCATCATATTTATTTAATTTTTCCTTGACTTGTTGTATTGTTGCCATTATGTCTAACAATGATGAATGATTTAAAAAATGACAACCATATAGTTAATAATTCAATTTTTTATTTTGTTCTGTACAAAATGATAAAATTCCCGCTAGGGATATTTTGCAATTTTTTTAGTTTCCCTAGTATATGAGTGCAATTACAAATATTAATTATGTTGACAAAATTCAAATACTAAAATCATCTGATTACTTTGTTTACAAATTTGAAAATGACATACAGAAAGACAAAATTGTGTTATTGCTTATGTCGGCATCATGGTACCGATATTCAAAAATATATAATTCTGTATAAAAAGATATAGAATTATATATTTTTGAATATATGTTTATTTATAAATTTTTTAAGTTATATTCATTTTTCCCAAGGGAAAAATGAATATAAGTAAAAAAGTTAATCAAAAACATTATAGAAAAACAATAAAAGTATATGATTTTCTATAAATTTTGATTACCGTTCATCAGACACATGTAAAAAAACAATAGAATCATTAAATAAATTTGCAACACATGTTACTATTTTATACAACGACAATCCAGAAAAAGAATTCTATGAAAATTTTGTTGCCACAAAAATTCAAACAAATGACAAATTAAAAGATCGTGTAAGCATTTTACATTGCCACAGAAATGCTTTTGTTGACGAAAACATATTTACAATTAAAAATGACAGTAACACTAGAAAATACGATTTAGTTATAAATGCATCTTTCCATAAATATAAAAACACAAATGTGGCCAGACTATGTGAAAACACGGCACATATTGGCTACACTGTTGGGAGAAATCCAGTGGTATATCCTAATTATGGAACAATTATAAACAAAAACAAAGTAATATCAAAAAGTGAAGTGAATGACATATTAAATGATAGTTTAGTCGGTGGTATATTTTCAACTGTTGAGGGTGGTTGTAGAGCATCTGCTGAATATTTATTATGTGGTTTGCCTGTTGTAAGCATAAAATCTCAAGGTGGAAGAGAGATTTATTATAATAAAAATAATTCTATCATATGTCAAAATGACCCAGATAGTGTTAAAAAAGCAGTGGAAGAGTGTATTATAAAAATAAAATCTGGATTTTTTAACAGAGAAAAAATAAGACAAATGCATATTGAACAAAGCAACATATATAGAAATAATTTAGTTGAACATGTATTGAATTTTATTAAAGATAAAGAAATTGTGATCGATAATGAAACAAAAACAAAATTATGTAAAGATTTGTTAAATCCACATTAGTGCGCTAAAAAGTATTTAAATTCTAAAGAGTAGAAAAACATATAAATTTATTCAACCCTTGTGGGTTTAAAATAAATTTAAATACTTTTTACCTTCAGATATATGAACAGGCCTTTTTACAATAGTAATATACAGCTACATACTAAAGTAATTGATGATATATTTAAAAACTTTACTAAAGACACAAAATTTTTAGTTTATGGATTAGGTTATGATAGCAAAATGTGGTTTAATGGTAATAAAAACACCTTTTTTGTTGAAGATAATGACTTTTATATTGAACTTAATAAAGACATTCCAAAAACAAATATAATTAAATATGATTATAAAGATATAACTGTAAAAAAAAGTATGACTATGACTGATGATGAAATAAATACATATGATATTCCACAAAAATTACTGGATGAAAGTCCATTTGACATTATTTTGATTGACGGACCTGCAGGTTATGAAGAAGATAAATTTGGTAGATTATTGCCTTTTCATTGGTGTAGCAAATTGGCAAAAAAAGACACAATTATATATGCAGATGATTGTAAAAGAGAGTTAGAAAAATATTGTATAGATAAATATTTTAGTGATAAGAAAAAGTATTATTTTACTGAACGTATGGGTTGTTGCAAAATTATTGTTTAGTAAAAGTCATAAAATAATGTAAAAAATCTTTTGTATTTAGGTGGCATATATAATAGAGTTACTTTGTCTCTCTTAAATGCTTCTAAAGCAACATTATATGTTACATGTTTATGGTCAATTTCACAAAATGCTCGTGGATTTTTTGAAATCAAATTTACCAACATTTCTTCTGTGGGATTCCGAACATATCTGATTTGTGCTTGATCTTTATCAAGTGCAAAGTCAATAATCTTTTTTGTTATTCTTTCTTCTGGTATAGACCACAACACATCATCATTGTTTTTAACATATTCTTCATACATTTCATCTGTAATGTAATCATATAGTCCGAGTCTAGTCATTCTTGAAATAAATTCATAATTTGACAAATTCTTTTTTGCAATCTCAATCAATTCATTTGTTAAGTCATCTTTCTTGACATCTGAAATATTCTTTCCATTGACAGTCACTGCAAATTTATTTAGATCTTTAATTCGTGGAATTTGGTATAATCTTACTCCTCTATTGAGTGCATCACAATAATTTTCACGTGTTTTGTATTTTTCAGGAAAATTTTTATTACTTATGGTCTCTGGCTCATTTTCGAACAACTTCAGCCACATATCATCAGTCATGTGATCTTTATCTGGTCTCCAACATGCCAATTGACTTAGAAATTGAAGTGATCCGATGTTATCTGTATTTGTCAATGCAATTTCTAGACATTTTTTATTATCCAACATGTCAAGATTGAAACTCCCATTGCTTTGCAACACGTATATTTCCAACATTGTGTCAATATATTCATGTGGCACATAGTCTATATATTTTCTTTCTGTCATTAATAGATCTCTGCACATGTCATATGTGACATATTTAGGGAGAACATATTTAATATTATCTCCGTGTAACTTTACTGCTTTATTGCATAGTTCTTGTGTTTGACTATTTTTAGGAACATGTTTAAACATTTCTGGACATTTTTGAATTAACTCGTTAAGTCTTTTTTCACCTAAATCTCTATGCTTTTCATATATATATGCATAATTTTTACAGTTGTATTCAATCATTGCATGATATATATTATCTTGATAATCACCAACATTACGAACAATTTCTGAGTCATTTGGATAAGTTAAATTAATTTCTTCATGCCTTGTGTAAGGTTTGATATTTTTTCTTTTTTGTAATCCCTCTAATGCCAATGTTTTATATAAATCATAATACGTTCTTACCGGATAATTTCTATAGTATGAATCAACATAATCAATCAAACAGCCATTTTCAAAAGCTATTTTTGTCAACTGTTCTGTTTGACACCAATAAGGCACTTGTTTAATTGCCAATGGATGTTTTTTAATAATGTCTGCATAAATATCTTCCCTATACACCAGACGTTTGAAGGGCATTACTAACTTTGAAAGCGCCATTTTTGTAGTTATTTAATATAATATAAAATGTATTAAAGAGTTTAAAATTCAATTTTTTATTTTAACTTATGTATTTTGACCTATGTGTCAAAATACATATAAGGCAAAATAAAAAATGATAAAATTCTCTTTTTATTTATTAAATTGTCAATCGATAACTTAATAAATGTTTACACTGATCTGTTGTTTACAACTTGTACTGAAAGTTCAACATTGTCATCCTTAAAATATTTTCTTAGTTTATCTTCAATATCTTTTGAATGAGCACTTAGACATCCAACAATGACTTTTGTCTTTTTGTTATCACTTACTTCTACACGTGAAAACAATACATTTTTGTCTGTGAATTTCATCAATTTGTCATGGATTTTTCTTGATTTGCGGCCTACGAACCATGTGAAACACTTCATTCTATAGCATATATATAAAATAAATCTAATATGACAAAACGCAATAAATAAAATTACATAATCCTGTCTGCATAAACTAATACAGAATACTCTCCATCCACAATTGGCTTGTATCCACCTTCATCATTATGGTCAAAACATTGATAAACGTTCTGTCCATGAACAACATAACTTGGGTCTTTTTGAAAAAATACATTATATAATCTTTGATGTATTTTGCATATATGCATTGGCGAATCATAATAATCATAGTCTCCATACGCCCTATGTCCTGTTGCAACACAATAAGTTTTAGCTGTATGAATTTTTATACCACCGGCCATTGAAATTACAGTATCATCATCAATATCGTAATGCAGCAATGTATTTTTTTTATCATCTTCGCGTATTTCTTTGTGTCCAGTATATCTTGACTCGCCACTCTTTAAACTAACATTGTTATATTTTGTAGATAGAAAATTACATAGTGCCAAATCATCACCAGTCAAATCCATTATAGAGTCATATATATCCTCTAATATAATGAATCCACTATCGCCAAGCACTTCTGGATTGTTAACATATTTGCCATTGGAGTCATATATTTTAAATTTAAATCTTTCTGGAAACAATGAAAGTTTTAACTTTGATAATTCCATTTCATTTGTCATAAGGGAATTACTTAATTTTTCTATTTGCTTATTTAACTCCGCGATTTGTAATTCTAATTCTTTCATTCTCTTAATGTTCTTGTCTCTGTCACTTATTGCTTTCATAACACCTTGATCACTTTCGATAAGAACATCAAAAAAACAATTTGTGCTAATTTTAATAGGCAACTTAAATGCGTAACGACAGCCATTTGTAATTACTTTACACTCATGAGGAATATTTAGTTTAAAAATAACAAACAGCCAATTGGTCATCATAGAATTATCAATAACAATCTCACCAGAACTCGTATAAAGCACCAGTTCACCGCCCTCATAGGAACGTGGTGGAAATGCTAATAGTGTTGCAAAATGATTCTTATCCAATTTGCCATCTGTATGTTTTGTAAAAAATCCACCTGTTTCATATTTGAGTAATTTACATCTGTTTCTCATTGTTTCAAACACCGGTGGTCTTTTGTCATTATAAATACACTTTGGCAATAATCGACCAGATTCAACAATAATTTGTTTATGCGATGGAAATCGAAAGTCAATATCAATGCATTTTGATTTTCTAACTGTATCATCAATCACTGTCTCATCAGATGTTCTGTAGACAGTCGAATCATCTGTGAATTCAACTTCGTCCAATTTGCTGCAATCAATAAGTTTCTTTTCTTTAGTCAAAAAGCATTGAACAAATTGATTAGATGTATATCTAAATATCAAAACATCTTTCGATACAGATGGCAGCCTTTCGTAACGAGATACAGCGCCAGCCATTTTTGTTGGTGTGGAGAAACAACCAAAAATACAGTCGAAATAACTGTAGAATAATATCTAATTATGACAAGAATCCAGTGAATCTAGATTTTCAATTTTTTATTTATAATTTTGCCTTTGGGTGAAATTATTGTGCACCATAAACAAATGCAGTTACTATTCCTCTAACAACTGGTGTAGAAATAAAATAAGAATCGCCTTCATCTGGATCATATATTCTTTCATGCTCTTCGTCTTGATATACCCTCGTTGCAACTCCATGCACAACATATTGTGGATCATATTGGAAAAACAATTGGTACCCCTTGCCATCTATTTCCATATCATAGTCTGATGCAAATTTGTCAAAACGATGACGTTTAGTTGAATTTTCAATAACATAATTTTCAGCATAATCCAAATCATATATTTTTAATAAATCATCAAAATCATCGTCAGAAAAATAATTCTGTTTACATCTGTGATTTGTCAAACGTGTTACAACATTATAATTCATTATTTCTACTTTTCCAGTAAGTTGTAATGCATTAAATAATGTTTGGTCTTTATCATTTAATTTAAATGGTTCATCATATTTATTTATCAATACAATAACACATTTTTTTGGCAATCTTAATCTTTTTTGATCTCTCTCCAATGGCGGCAAAAATATATCTTTACTCCAGAGTGACAAAGGATATCTTAGTGATTCAATTGTAATTTTGTCATGTTTTAATCTGTTTTGTCTCAATTTAACTTCATATTTATACTTATTTTTTTCACAAGTATATATGTTATTTTTAAGTTCAATACACTCTCTTTCTAAGGCATCTAATGTGATGTCATGTTCAGTTGCCATTGTGACTGTACATAATAATACAAATGACAAGAAATGATATATAAATAAATGATGTTCAAGATGAACCTATTTTCAATTTTTGTCTTTAGACATAAATTAAAAAATTGAAAATTTAACATCATACAGTTATTAACAAACTAAAACACAATAGTAAAAATGGATAAGATCCAAATTGAAAATATTCATATCACTGTCTTTATTGACAATATTTATGACCTGTTACAATCAGTCAAAAACGAAACATATGACAAAACAAAGCTGTATGATGAAATTAATCTCAAAATGACTGCTTTTTTATCAAAAGAATGTTTGCCATGGGTTACCAAAATGTATGATAACACTAATTATAAAGAATGTTTTGACATATGTAATAATATTTTTACCAAAATGAAAGAAATCAATGAAATTACATCGTATGAATATGCCTTTTGTATTGACGTATTACATCTTACAAATTATTTTAGAGTGCGTTGTATGGATAATCTTGAAGAATGTATCGACTCGTTAAAAAATCAATATATCAATATAGTTACATTAAGCAACATGATAGACAAATTGCTCATTGAGAAAAAAATAACAATATATGATGTTTTGCGAATTATTGGTAAACATGACAAATATTCTATATATATTCTTGAAAAGCATGATGTATTTGATATTGATCCTATGGTCATAGACAAACCAAAAATGCTATTGTATCTATTAAAGAAATATTTATCAAAAGATTTAATCTCTGCAAAACGCTATGTTGTGTCACCAATTATTATCAATGATGTATTATCAAAACAAAATAATCATGTTGATACATTATACATAATGCATAACATTCTCGATATTTTTGATGGTTGTCGTGAATTTTATGTTGGGAAAAGAGAAGAATATATAAGGGCAAAATATGAAAAAAATGATTTTATGAATTATGATTTATGTGGATCGCTTGTTGTATTAGATAAAAAACATAATAAATTTAGAGAAAGCTATGAATTTTTTACTACTATAATAGTGATATTAAATGACATTTTTAATAGATGTGTAACTTGAAAATTGAAAACTCAACATCATACAGTTATTAACAAACTAAAACACAATAGTAAAATGGATAACATCAACAATATTCATATTGCAGTCATTGGTTGCATATCAGCTGGCAAATCAACATTTATAAATGGATTGCTATGTGACACAATTTCAGAGATGAAAAGAAAGGCGACAACAATGAACCCACAAATTTATAGAATTACAAAAGACAAGAGTTTAATCCAAAACAACAAAGTGATTATTGAACAAAACAAAAAAATTAATCAAGAACTATCATTACTGAGACAACAAAATAAATTAACATCGGACAAATTAACAGAAAGTATGTATTTCATAAATGAAATTCCAGATTTTGTTAAACCTCCTAAAGACATCTCTTATTCTCTGTTAGACATGGCTGGACTAAATGATGCTAGTACAGAAAAAATCTATTATGATTATGTTGAATCAATTTCAAAGACTATTGATATTTATATTATTGTAATTGATTTAAATTCTGGATGTGACACAAGTGGTGAAATCAAAGTACTTGAGTTTGTCAAAAAACAAATCCAAAAAAATAAAAATGGATCTGTTCATATTCTTGTCAATAAATGTGATAACATAACATTTGACAAGGATTATGTTTTTGAATTCGCAAATGAAGAAGAATATGAATTATACACACAAATTGAAAATAAATGTAATGATATTTTTAAAAATTCAAATATTCATTTAACTATATCTCCTATTTGTGCAAACCAAATGTACATTTACAGGTCAATCAAATATAATCCAGAAGCTACAATTGAAATGAATCATTTGGATACCATTATTCAGCATGAAATTGGTAAAAAAGCTTTTAAAGATTTTGATACATATGAGAAGAAAAAAAAATGGGTTTTAGGTAAAATGAAATCAATATTTAATGGGGCAATGTTAGAATGTGGTTACTTATTGTTAATTGAAAAGCTTAAAGATCATTTTTCAATGGCACATACATATGTTGTAAATCATGCAGTTATGGAATTGCCACATTGTTTTGAAAATAATCATATAACTAGTATTGTCGAAAGAATTTATGACCTATTACAAATATTTAAAAAGAAAACATATAATAAAACAATACTTTATGATGAAATTCGTGTCAGAATGACTGCCTTTTTGTCAAAAGAATTTTTTCCTTGGGTTGGCACAATGCATAAATTAACCAATTATAAAGAGTGTTTTAATATATGTAACAATATGCTTAACAAAATGAAAGAAATTAATAAAATCACATCAGATGGTTATCTCTTTTATATTGATAATTTAACACATCTTACAAATTATTTTAGATTGTGCTGCATGGATGATGTTGAAGAGTGTTTGGAGTTTTTACAGAATGCATATATCAATATTAACACATTATTTGCAAAAATAGATTCATTGCTTCTTGAAAAAAAAATAACAACATGGAATGTATTACGAATTGTTGGCAAATATAAAAAATACTATGTGTATAATGTCGAAAATGTTGATGTACATAATATTGCTTATAAAACTATAACAAGAACAACAATGTTATTATATTTATTAAAATATTTCTTAAGACATGACATTTGGGACATTTCTCCAATTATCATAAATGATATTTTATCACAACAAATCAATCATGTCGAAACATTATATATCATGAATAACATTCTTGATTTAAACAATCAGTTTTGTATTGATAAATCAACAAAGTCTAAAGAAAGCGTTAAAATCAATAATTTATATGTATTATTTGATAAAATTGACATCATAACTTCAGAATATGAAAGATTTAAAGAAAGTTATGATTTCTTCAAAACTCTAATAGTAACATTAAATGAAATTTTTGACACTCCATATACAGAACAAACAAACGAAGACATAGAGCTTGAGACAGATACTGAAAATGAGAAAGAACTAGAAGAAAACACAAGTATGAAAACAGACAAAAAAGATTTAATAATTGATGAATCTGACTCATCCCCTGATGAAGAAAATGATATTAAAGACAGTGATGAACCAGAGGTGGTATATAAAAAATCAATTAAAAAAGCAATAAATAAAAGTAAGAAAACTGTAGATAAAGTTGATAAGTCAATTAGAAAAAAGAAAGATTAGTTAACTGCATATCTTATATATATTTTATCTAATTTGCCATACAATATATCTTCATCTCTAATCCAATGGAAAATTGCAGATCCTGATGAATATTTTTTACCAAAAGGATTTGCTTCAATAAAATATGGTTTATAGTCCTGTGTAATTCCAATATCATAACATATATCAAAGTCAAACTTATCTTTGATATCTGTTTCATAATTATCGACAATAATATTGGCAATCTTCAACATCATTCTGTCTTCATAACAACAGGTTTTTATGTGTTGTGGTGAGATTGCAGTTATTTTTTTATTATGAACAAACACCCTAAATTCATATTTTATATCAACCCATGGGACAATATAAAGTTTTAGATCATATTTATTCAGAGGAGAATGTGTTCTTGGTGCTGTGATGATTGATTCAATTATGTCTTTGATGTCAGTATATTTCTTATTTTTGTGAATGCCATACTTCAATGAAGCTGAATCACTCCTGACAAATGAATTGTCTAACATATCATTAACATATGCATATTTTTCAATAATGTTTGTTATTGTCACCAATAAATTCCCCGTAAAACTGTATATCTTTGCTGCTTCTCTTAATGCTTCTGTTTCCAATCTTGTAAATTGTACTGTCTTATAATCGGTTCTAAATTTGTCAATATAATTACACAGATATGTCCTTTCAATTACATCAGTATAGTCTTCTGGTATTGTTCCGTGATTGTTTGTATTGTAGTTCCCAATGTTTTCTTCAATCTCTCTTACATTGACTGTTTGAATTACAAATTTGTTCCTTCTGCCTATGTACTTATTACTATAATCTGTTACCATTTTGTAAATTTCTTCTTTCTTCTCTTGTGGAAGTGTTGACTGAAAAATTAATTTCATAATACATGGTAGTCTTTTAAGATGTCTTTCATAATTTACATAGTTTGGATCAAGATACCTGTAATGTTGGATATCAATATCTAATATCTTGTCATATAAATCTTTAGTGATGTACTCTGTTCCATGCTCAAGTACCTTTCTTATTTTCTTATTTTTTTTCAATAAATGGTTTATCAATACATCATTGAAATCTGTATAAAATTGCACAAGATCATACATGGATGATGGAACATATGACATATTTTCAATGTCCTTTTTGATTGCCTTCAAATGAAACTTTGGAGAGAAATATTCTGGATCATTCATGTTTAAATATCTATAAGCCTTATATTGTGTCTGTTTGATACATTTTATTAATAATGTTGGATTGACAGGTATTTGATTTACAAGATGTGGCTTTTTTGATAATATTGCTTTAATCATTTTTTTTGTAAAATATCTTTGTGGCATATTGCGAATAATTATTTCTTCATCTTGCTTATTGCTATATAATACACCATAGAGTGATGATTTTGAATTCAGTGGTATCAAAAATAATTGTGGGAAATGCTCTGCTATCACATAACAACATTGTGTTATTTTTTTCTCATCTGTGCAATAATCTACACAATATTTTAAGAATACATACTGCAACATTTTATTGTCCTTATTGATTAATTCAATTAATTCTTTTTTCTCCATGATTTTAATGAGACGAAATGCTTGCGGATAATATTTAATGACATTATCATAATAAACTCCGGCACTCTGTTTGAAAATATATAGATAATTGAACATTGGAAGTTTTCTTAGTGTCAAGGGTTTGTCATACACCAAATCAGAACTACTATAAAAGCCATAATCCGTGACTGTTATTGTTACTCCTTTTTGGATATCTACATAATACAAATAAATTCTAGAATGGTCTGAAGTAACATTGTCATATTGAAATTTTGGATCATGAATCCTGCCAAATAAATATTCTGGCAATAACTCTTCAAGAATAAAAAAGTTGTCATATCTAGAGTTCATACTAGATGTTCTAAACATGACAAATTTAGAGTTTTTTGAAAATTTATTCAGTTGTTCTGATGTGATTTTGGGATTCAGAACAAGTCTTTGTCCCATAGAACACATATCAAAAAAGAATTTGCTTAATGGCTGAAATCTGTAATTCTTATATTCCCTATCAAGCAATTGTGAAAAATCACGAATGTCGTCATAGTGATACGCCATTTTTGCCTATGAGAAGAACAGTGAAAAATATGTTATAATTGTAAAATTAATGAACCAGCTAAGAAATATTAAAATCAATTTTTTATTTTTTCTTATGTGCATAACAACACATAGGCAAAAATAAAAAATTATAAAAACAAGACATAGTGTTTTTTCAATTTTTTATAAATAAATTTAAACATCAGTTGTATTTACTTCTCTAATTTCAATACTGGTGTTCAATCTTAAATTTGGATCATCTGTTGCATTTTCAATATGGTGCCTTGTTCTCCATCTTGTCAATAAATTGTCAAAAAATGTTTTAATCTTATAACCAAATAAATGCCAAATAACATAAATTACCATAAGTGATGTTGATATTCCTGCAATAACACCTCTGACAATATCATTTTCAGAAATTTTTTCAACAAATAGTTGAATTCCAGCAACAATCATAAAGCCACATAAGATAGGCAATACATATTTACATTCATTTCTTTCTTGATTCATTTTGTATAATTTTATTGATTATACAAAATATGATATTTAGATTTGTAAAATCAATTTTTTTATTTATTAATTTGGCGCAAGCTAAATTAATAAATAAAAAAATGATAAAATTCCCGCTAGGGATATTTTACAATTTTTAATCATATGTGTTTTCTTTAGAAAATACATATTATTAAAAAGACTGAAAATGCGACAAGCATTTTTCACAATTTTTTATTTTCACTTATCAATTAATTTTATATATATTGCCAAAATTCCAAATTCTTTTTCTTGTTCCTTTGTATAATATTGGTAATAAACATTGACACCCTCATCAAGTGTCTTTACATTTGGCAAAGTTCTTTTCAACCCCTCTAACATTAAATAGTCTTTAAAAGTATCATATTTAACAATATTTATTATTTTCACTAAACATGACTCATCTTTATTGACAAATTTTATCTTTTCACCAACTTTTAAATTTGCAAAACTGCCTTTATTCAATCTCCCCTCTATTTTTTTTCTTCCTTTTTTAATAAAAGAAAACCATGGCTCACTGACATTTATAGTCTTAACATCTGTCATATAATTATGAAAGAATATAATATTATGCAATCTGGACATATGCTGCAGCCGTGGTCTTAAGGAATGTTGATGTCGCCCCTGCACCTAATAGTGTGTTAGATTCTCCTGCAAAATCTAGTTGAACTGTATGATCTACTGTATCAGAATTCTTTAGATACACCAATGGATAATATCCACCTCTTGATATTGTAGAATCCATAATAGGAATAATACCTCCATCGGCAAAAGGATATGCGTTAGTAATTTCTGTGTATTTTGCAATTCCAATACCACCTCCTTCAAAGCCTATTTGTGAACCACCACTTGCATAAGGCAATACATAAGATGCACATATGACTGATTGTGAAACATTAATATTTCCAGTTATTGTTGATTCGCCTGTTACTTTTATGCCACCTTTTTTTACAGTTAAACCACTGCTTCCTTTAATTACCAATGAACTATCGAATGTTGATGATGATCCATTTCCGGATGCGAGTATTGTAGAATATGTATCATTATTTATTGTAATAATTCCACCAGAATTAATTGTTATACTTCCACTTGCTAATGTCACACTGTTATCACTATTTAATTTAATATCACCGGATTCAATAAGAAAATCACCACTGCTAACAGTAAGACCAGAAGAAATTTTAGCTCCACTGTGTGCTTTTAATAATCCATTTATTATATTGACATCATCATCTACTATATTCAGTGCAACATTTGAATTATTTCCTGCAACAATATTTATGCCACCACTAACAATATTCAATCCTCCATCACCAATATTTATGCCACCATCAAGCACATTAATCCCAGTTGTTGTAACAACTAAGTCATCTAATCTTGCACTAGCAGAAACAACATTGTTGTACATCAGTTCTGTTGTTCCAATATCATATTTTTTTGTTGTGTCTGGTATCAAATCTGTTGACTGAGTAAAGGCATCTCCAGCGCCTCCTGCAGACTTTATTGCTTCTTCATAAATGGATTTCAATAATTTTGTACTCATGTTCTATAATAATATAGTTAAAAAATGATTTTATATTTGTAATGCTAATATACTTTATGATTGTAAGAACTGGTGCGCAAAAAGCAAAAATTCCCGCTATCAAAAGAATGCAAGTATGGGATTATTATATTGGACTAGACATAGGAAGAACTCAATGTCATTGTTGTAAAATAAATCCAATCACACAATTTGAGTTTCATTGTGGACATATAATGAGTGAAGCAAAAGGGGGTGATTTGAGTATTCAAAATTTAAGACCCATATGCGGCAAATGTAATAGGTCAATGGGGACACAAAATATGGCTGATTTCATGAAAAAATGTAAATTTGGAAATCTAACTGAAAAAAAGAAAGACAACATTGTAGTCACACCAATGATTACAAAAATAGATCTAAATGTAATACCTAAAAAAAATTTGGATCTTGATATCACAACTTTCAAAGTGAGTATTGAATCAACATATGACAATTCAATTGAAGAATATTTTGAAGACAGTGAAGAATTGCCAATAGAAAATATTACAGATGATATTAAACAAATATCCGAGTATGAAAAAAAGCACGCAAATGACTATTTTCCAGCAAACAGTACACTGCGAGAATATGTTGAAATGTATTACAGAAAAGTCGATTTTTACCAACCATCCACTTTAGAAAAGTCTGATGAAGTTATAAAGTTGTTAAGAGTTAATATTAATATTTTAACAAATCAAATATATACTGACTTTTATGATTATTGCAAATTTGACAAAAACTGTGACGTGAATGACATTAATATAATTTGTAATAAATATCTTCAAATAAAAACAGAAGATGGTACATTATATAATGAATATGAGCTAAGAAAAACGATTTATAGTAGTGATGATCTTGATGAAAGATATTTTAGTCACAATGCTGTTAAAAAAATAAAGGAAATATTGTATCCAATAATAACAAACACAATAAATAAAGTAAATTATCTATATGAAATGATAAGATATAGGTATAACATGATGGTTATTTTATTTAATATGATTGTAACTAAATGGAACAATTTTGACATTTTTAAAGACATGTACAAAAATAAATTCAGAACGCCATTACATGTTGATAAAGATATATATTCATTTAGAGATCTACATTTTACTAAAAAAAATATGAATTGTCCCTTGAGTAGTGACATGAGAGAACTCAATGATTTCCTTTATGAATATATGAAACTTGTTGAACTTATGTGACTATTTAAAGACACAAATATATTGTATAAATATATTATATGCAGAGACTTTGTAATTTGTCTTTAAAGTGTCCAGTCCATTCAAACAGTTCAGATAGCACTGGTATTGTAAATGTCTATTACATAAAAACAGGAGATTTGACAATTGATCCCCTAAAAAAAAGACTGATGTGTAGATTGATGAATGATTGTGCATTAGATCAATTACTTTCATTTTACGGACATGATGTCATGTCAATATACGAAATTGAAGCTGTAGCTTATTATCCACACAATGAATTAGCTGATAATTACATTGATGTCATTTTAGTACGTGATGGGACATTAGTATCATATCAAACATTGGTGTTAAACATAATTCATAAGTTAAATCGCACATTTTATGAGTTTGACAATGACGATGAAATGATGGCCGATGAAGAATTTAATGCAAATGAACAGTTTCTTTTAGATAAATATTTTGATTTTGGAGGCAATTTTGAAAAAGTATTTGAAGAAGATTCATATGCATTAAATGAACAAGAAGAAAATATTGTTGTAGAAGTGTGTGATGATCCAAAAAAGCCAAACCGATGGATCCAAGTTGTGTCTGTATTAGTTGCTGGTGCCGCAGTTGGTGCAATTGGATATGTTAGTTACTATTATCCATTTTTATATTCTGCTTTTTAATTTACCAATTGTGAATATGTTATGTGATGATTTAAATTGCTCTTTGTGTTTGTCAAATTTTTTTAATCCATAATCGAACTCATCATCAATTTTATTTTTAAACTTATGTAAAAATATATCTAGATCTTCTACATATTTTTTTAATTTATCTTTGTCTTTATACTCGTTATAATATAATTCTTCTTCCCTTTTTAATAATTCTTTTGCAATTCTGTATTCCTGTTTATTTGGTTTTCCAAATGCTCTAGCATATCTTGTAAATGCAGATCCGAATAACTCTGTTCTCATGCCATATCTTATTTTGTTTTTAATGACATAGGGAAATACATAATAATTTAAGAATAATTCATCAATGCCATAAGGCAATTCTTTGTTTTCACTTTTGTATTTATATTGTGTTTTTGTCTGCAATTTTTTTATCATGTCATTCAATGATCCGTCTTTATTTTTATAAAATGCATGATACAATTCATCAATATAATTGTCAAGAAGCGATCTGTCAAATGTTATTTTTGATATAATAAAATTGCCAATAATCGATGCTGGCATACTTGGATTTACCCATTGTGTAAAATAATGAATATATCTCATAAAACAAAAGTCAACGTTATTTTTATCCATCATTTCTTCCTCATTTGTTGTAAAGTAATTTTGAGTCATATCTACATCACTAATCCATTGATATTTGTATCTTTCATCATTGATAAATAAAGAGTAAAATCTTATGAGTGTTCCAAAAACACCATTGTGAAAGCCATTATGTTTGTATTCTTCACAATTGTAATAAATAATATTTATGTTGTTGTACTGTTCTGTCATACTTTTAACTATTTCATTATCCTTGGTCGAATCATCAACATATATACAAATGTCATGATTTTGCAATTTATTCACATATGAACAAAAATTTTGTAAATGTTTTTCATATTTACTAAAATCTCTGTATGGATTATCCATTTTAAAAAACACACAGGATATTTGTTTAATATTATTTGTATTTGCTACAATTAATTTTGTTAATGTTGGTATAATCATTTAATATATACTATAATTATGAATGACATAATTGAAAATAAATTTGTGGGCTTTTATATTTTAAACACAATTGAAGAAGCAAAAGATAAACATAAAACAAAAATAACATTTGTATCCAGTTGTTTTTCATGTGATGAAGGAATATTGTTATTATGTAATGATGAATTTAAAAGTAAATTTATTGATACATTAAATGAAGAAGAAAAAAATGTATTTATTACTATGGAAAAAACACATTTTTTTGAATTTTACTTATGCACCTGTGACAAATTCGAAAAATGCTTGAGTGATTTAAAAATAGAATACACCGTAAAATATATTGGATCGGTATTATGTTGTATTTCAAGCAATTCACAAATACAATATTCTCTTAAAGTTCATTGATATTTTAAAACATATGGTTTCATTTCATTGTTCAACCAGTTGTACATATCACTTGCTATTTTATTTATATCTGATGTGTTGTCATTAAAATCATATATTGACTTTTTTAAATTTGTTTTTAGGAGATCAACATAATTTGTTATTTCATAATTATTTAATATCTTATGTGTTTTCATTATTTCTGCATAAAATAACTGAACAGACAATTGTTTAAACATGCCATAAGAATTATTAATTAAATTATTAATCACATTTTTTTCTTCAATTGACAATTTTGATTTAATAATCCCCAATATGTAATAATATTCTTTTAAATAAAATGTAAACAGTTGGGACATATTTGGTATACTACTATCATCTTTATATTTTTCATCTGTGTATGCCACATCAGTGTAAATATAATGATTCATGAATTTGATTGCATAGTGGGCGACAATTTTATCTATCTTATATTCTTTTAATTTGTCTAATTCATCTGCATATATTTTTATCTTATTATATGTATATAACCTTTCTGCAAAACCTATTTTATCATCTTTTAATTTGACTAATTCATCATAATTATTTGGTATTAATTGTTGTACTTTTTCTAATAACTCTTGTTCATTTTTTATTATTATTTTGTCATCACTTACTTCAATGTATTGTTTTAGATCTATATGATGTCCAATAGTCATATACACAAATTTAATGTTATTTGGCAGTTTGTTTATTATCTTTTTTAAATCAGATGTGGTTGCATTAACAATATTGGAAATATCAATATCAATCACAAATTTCTTTCTACTTCCAACAATTCTTTTTCGATTAGATAATGTTATGGCATCTAAACTATAAAAAACTGTACTCATTACTTTTCCACTTAATTCAAAAAAGTTAGGAAGAATTGAATAATTTTCATCTATCTCTTTTAGATTTTTAACAATATATTCATCTGGCTCAAAACTATAAAATGAGTCATATGCATCAAAATCATACTGTTTAAATTCAGTGATGGTGTCAATATTTTCTTTTATATATGTCTTATTTGGTAAAACTTTTACTTCTGTATAATGTGTGCATTTTTCATTTTCACATATATGGTCAAACATTTTATCCAATATACTTTTCTGAAATTTTGTACAATTAATCACTTTTATTGAAATGTCATGTGTTGTGTTGTATTTTTTTAACAGATGTGCAATAATTATACAATCATGAAAAGATTTAGGATTATTCATTTCAATCATATATGTACTATTTGATGTTCTATTTATGTTTCGTTCTAGTTTTTTTAATGAATTGCATGACTTCAGATCTTTTGAAATATAATAAAAGTCTGCATATTTAAATGGTTCGACAATCACAAGTTCACCGCCTTTATTAAAAGCATCTGCATAATCAGTAAAAAAGAAACCCGATATGTCTAATTTTGTTAATATATCAAATAACATATTGTCGTACACCATATCTACGTAATGATGTTGTGGATAATATGATAATTCTCTGTCAAGTCCATAACCATGTTTTTTATAAATATGATGAAAATGTTTATATACATATATTTTGCTCTGATCATATTTCCTTGTTTTGAAAATCAATTCATGCATTTTTCTTCTTCCTGAATAAATATTCTTTTTTCCAATATCACAATATGGCCTGTGTTTCAAAAAATCATCAATGTTATCAAATTCAGATGTCACACATGCATAATTTATGTTATGTTTCTTTTCTATTGGCTTGTTTTTGTAATGATTTATTGTACTAATATTATCATATGATATCATATTTTTTTTACTTATGTCAAACTCTTTTTTTTTATTTGTAATTGGATTGCTTGACACAACAGATTCAGTGAAATTTAAAATATTGTCAAGATCTTTTTTTAATTCAACAATCATACACCTTCTGTCATCCATTTCGACAAATGGAGTTAAGTAAAAAAATGTTGGTTTATGTAAATCTATTTGCTCATTTGTTGTGTTATGATATAAGTACTTCACCTCTGATGTTTTAATGTCCATTGATTTAAACACATTAAATAAATCATTTCTTTTCATTTTCTTATGAACTGATAAATAAACAATATTGGTTGTATTTAAAATACCTTCTGTATTTTCCCATTTTGGAAACAGTATTTCATATGGTAATCCAGCTTTATGGATGTCTAAATTTGGTTCTTTTATGGGTCTGATGTAAACAATATTTAATTCATTATCTGTTATGTACAAATTTTTATCATCAGCTGCATAATAAATACAATCATCATTAAACATCTTTTTATCAAAATAACTTAAATTAACATGCACATCTACTTCATTTTCTGGTATATCGACATTTTTTTTATTTACAAACATTGCTGATTTTACTTTTTCAAATGCCATCGGTGTATTTAATTTTAATGACTGAAGTGGTTTTGTGTTATACAAATATTTTACATCTGGTCTATAGGTGATTAATGGGACATGCAACACATAATCATACGGATATGGCAAAAAATGGATTAAAAGATTATTAAAGAATGTATTAAAAAACACATTGTCATCAATAAAAAACACTTTATAGAAAAAATCAAAATGATGATTAAAATTATTTTTAACTATGTCAATATTTACTTTTTTTGTTTTTGTTCGCTTTAATGCCCACATCAGTGTGTCTTTGATTTGCTGTTTTGTTGGACTATTTTTATCAACATATATTGTTTTTACCTTTAATAAATAAAATATTCTAAAATATGTCATTATTTGGTTTTTTTGACTGCTGTCAAAATATTGCTCTAATATGTCATCTATTATTTTAGGAAAGTATATATTCATATATAATAACAACATTAAATAATTACATTTAGGCCTTTCATAAGTTTTTTAACATGAATTACAATTTGTGTCGCGAGACGACCTCGGATACTAGACATTTCATACCAATCATCATTGTCATATATTGATTTCATAATTTTATTCACTCGATCCACATGAAGAACAGAATAAATAGTGACAAGTTCTTCTCCCAATTTTAACATGCCACTAATACAATGTTCATCTAAACTATAACCATATCGTGTGTTTGTGACTTCATGCATACATAATACTCTATTTCTGACATTAAAATGTTTTTGTAGCTTTTCTAAAATTTCTTTTTTTAATTCATCTTCTGCATATGTCAAAGAAGACTGATATGCTTTTTCTATTTCTGCTTTAAGATCCATGATTTGAATAATAAATAAAAGCAATGTAATATTAGATGTCTGGAATTCAATTTTTATTATAATAATGTTATGATTGTTGTTCTAAAAAAAATTCAATTTTCTAACACATAAAAGTGCTACTGAAATACAAATTAAAGACAGTCCAGTATAAATTACTGTGGAATTATTTTTAATTTTTTTTTGTTTATCCATATAAATTTCTTCTCTAATGGTATTTCGAATTGATTCAAGTTTGTTCTCGTCTAGAGTGTAGCTTTCAAAAAAATCCGGAACTTTTGGATCCATTTCTACTGATATGATTTTACTCTATAACAAAGTCAATATAAACAAATATTCAATATAAACAAATATTCAATATAAACAAATATTCAATTTTTAATTTTTAATTAATGTGTTAACATTAATAAAATAATTAAAAAGAATGGAATTTGCCTTATAAATATTTTAGAATTTTTCAGTTTACTTCCAGCAATGATTTTAACTTATTTAAATATATAGTTACAATAAACTTATTAGGAACATCTTCGCCACAAGCCAGATGTATATTGTACCAACTATAGCCATCATTAATTTGTTGTAATACTTTCTCAATAATTTTTCTACATTTATCACTACATGATGCATAAATACAACTAATTGACACATTACAAACAATCAATCCATCGATGATTGCCTGATGTAGTTGCCCTACTACGATATTTTCCGCTGTCTTTTCGAATGCAACCAAATATTTTTCTTTTTGTACTTCATCTTCAGTGAAAAATTGAATAATTTTACTGCGCAAACTTGCTTCCATTTTTAATGCTAATAATTATAGTATTTGCATAATATCATTTTCTGTTTGCTTTTCAATTTTTTAATAGTGTCGTGCTTTTTTACTATTGGTTATATGAATAAATATTCACATTGATTGTTGATTTTTATTTTTAAAGACCCAGATGATCTATCAATTCTTGACTAAACTGCACTTGTGGCAATGGTTCATATTCATTTTTACTTGTGTGTTTCGGTAATCAAAATTTATAGAAAATCATATACTTTTATTGTTTTTTCTATAATGTTTTGATTAACTTTTTTACATTATATCCATTTTTCCCAAGGGAAAAATGGATATAACTTAAAAAATTTATAAATAAACATATATTAAAAATTATATAATTCTATGTCTTTTTATACAGAATTATATAATTTTTAATATCGGTCTTTTTCTTTCTTCTTCTCTATCCACATTTGTCAAACTGACAAATTTTCCATCTTGACAATATGCCATTAATTTATTCAGATCAATTGTCAATCTTGTTACATTTAGAAATCCGTCTATTTCATGCGTGAACCATTTGTTAGTAGAATAATACGATGGTAAAATATCATTACATGCATCAAGAACTAATCTACCATATTCATCTTGTTCAAAAGTAAACACCAATTCTTTTTTTCCTGACAGAACTGCTTCAAGAATATGTTCTTTTAATGTTTTTTGAACATTTTCATGTCGTTTCTCATATGCTAGTTTAAGCTCGTTCAGAAACATATACTGGGATTCCATTTTGCAATAAATAATATTGATTATGTATTTTTCTATTTTATTTTCAATTTTTTAACATTTATTAAAAATAAAAATCATGTTAGGAATATTTCGCAATTTTTTGTATGCGTCGTGGAGTGTCTGCAGTTTTGCGCGTTTCAATTAATTTTGACAAATCAATTGTCAATTCTAAAAACCTTGGTGAATAATGACGTATGAAAGTACATTTTTCCATGTCTGCTTGTTTTGTTGAAAACATACACTCTGGAAAGAGATGTTTGCATATTTCGATATCTCTGTTTGCATCACGCAAAGGATCACAAGTGCAATATATTTTTGAGAATTCTGTTTTTCCCTCCAAAAGTGATTGTTCTATGTCGTCTTTCATAACTGCCACTGGATCACTATGCCGTGGCCCTACATTTGGATCAAAAGTAAACTCAAAAGAGTCTTCTGAATCCATTTTGGTTTGCAATAAATAACATTCCATATATTTTTTATTTGATTTTCAATCTTTGTTTTTGCCAATATACAAAAGTAATTTTAATTAAGTTTGCAAATGGATTGTTAATTTTAAGAAATTGGGCGAATATTGAGACTCTGGCATAAAGATTTTACATGTCTCTATGTCTGCTTGTTCTATCGAAAAAAGACAGTCTGGAAAGATATCTTTACATATGTCAATATCTGTGTTAATATCGACCAAAGGATCATTACTAAAATACGTCATTGAAAATTCGCTATATCCCTCTGAAATGGTTTTTTCTATGTTGTCTTTTATTACTTTCTTGCGATAAGATCGCGATTCTTCATGAGTAAATTCTGAATCCATTTTCAACTGTCATAAAAGAAAGATGAATATGTTTTGAAATATATAATATTTCAAAACATTCCATCTTTCAATTTTTATTAGCCACTTAAAAGTATTATAGTTCATACATTCGGAACCCTAAAAATATGGAATTTTGTATACTTTTAGTCTTTTTCATCGTGTTCATCTATTGTTGTTTTTATTTCTTTTTTATATTTTCTTAATCCATTTATTTTTGCTACATATACATTCATTATTGATATTATGTCTTTTGTTATTTCTTCTGTTGGTGTTTTCTCTTCTGCTTTATTTATTACTATTATTTTTCCATTTGAATATTTCTCTATTAACCATTCAATCATTTCAAATCCAAATCTTGATAATCTATCCTTATAAGCTACCACCAACTCTTCTATTTCTCCTTTTATTGCCTTTTCCATTATTTCTAATAATCCGCTTCTTTTATTATTTAATCCACTTCCTATATCTTTTATTATTGTGTGATTTGGATATTTCTTTTTCATAAATTCAATTTGTCTTTCTAAATCTTCCTTTTGTTTTTTACTTGAAACCCTACAATAACAAATTTTTTCCCTACCCACCTTTGTTATTTTATGTTCTCTTAAATATTTATTTATATTATATAATTGATTTGATCCGACTGTGACTGTATCAATTTCCTTATTTTCTGCCATTTTATAAAGTGTTTTATAACATATTCCTAATGTTTTCAATGCATCTTTTCTTTTGACGTATTCCATATAATATATATTTCTATATATATTTAAGTTATATTATATAAGTATATATTATTATACCATATTATATGACAACCAATATCAATTGTAAACCATGG